ATCTGGAGCGCGGTGTCAACGGGAATCTGCTGGCCGAGGAATGTCACGGTCTCAACGCCGAGGCGCTTAGCACCTTGCAGCGTAAGGATGTAGTTCGCCCGCTCGTCCGGGGCAATCCACGTAGACTGCCCGCCGATGGAGAAAGAATTGACCGCCGGGCTTGCGTCGTAGGCTTTGAGGGCGGCAAGTTTTTCGGTCTTGGCGTCCTTCAGCGTCCGCTCGTGGGGCGTAGGCTGGATGCCGGAGAGGACGGCACGGAAGCCCGCCGTGGTCTTAACGATGGCCTCGGCGTAGGTCTGGCGTGTGTAATCGTTGTAGAGCGTGTAGCCGTCGTTAGGGATGAGTCTGAGCATCCCGTTCGGCAGTGTGATGATGGTTACATTATCCATGGGTTATTCTGTCGGTTTTGTAAAAGTGAAATCGTACCTTCCCGCCGTTGCGTTGTAGGCCATTGTATAGCTTCCGATGATACCGGCGGATTGCATCTGGGAAAGCATCGCTTGGAGTGATGCCTTGGATACGTAGTCTTCCGGTAAGCCGATGAGTGTCGATACAGCGTCAATGGCGAATGTAACATTGATAACCATCGGCGCGGAATCGGGGGCCTGTGGTGTCTGCGTCATCGTCCCTCCGTGGTACGCCATGAAGGTCATCGGGATGGGCTCGTCGAGGACGTATTCGAGAGGGGTGGCAATCTCGTAGTAAGCGAGAAATCCGGAAACTATGACACTAAATTCGGAAGGCGTTGTATTATCATTCCCACTCTTTGTGACTCTTATCGTTGACGCCGACGAAGCACTATTAGCGAAGAGACCAATTCCTTCCCCGCTACCGTCAACAGCAGATGCTGATGTCGCTATAAAAGAGGATATTATGTTTTTACTCTTCCCCGAATCAGCAGCCGCATTAACAGCGTCGCTTAAAGTCGCGTAAAACCTTGATGTATTTGCGAACTTGTTCCACGTCAGTGTCCCCAAATCCACATTCCCAATCACCTTTACAGCCCTTCTCGCATAGCCATCTTCGTCCACGATGAGGTAGTCGTAGGCCGAGCCAGCGGAGCGCATACCGTTCGGGAACACCACGACACTCTCGCCTTCTCCGTTCAACTTGCCGGTGATTGTCGAAAGGTTCAGCTGGATGTCCGCGTGCTTATACGGCTCGTAGGTGCCGTTGAAGGACGGGTCGGAGAGGTTGATGCAGATGTCGTTCTTATAGGTGGTGCCATATCTCGATGATATGACGAAACGGATATAATAGCAACCGCTTGGTATTGAGAAAATGGCATTGAGATTAAAATAAGTGCTTTTACCGATAAAAACTTGATTATTATCATAATAGAATATATCTGACGCGATCGCAGGGTTTTGATTCGGGTTATGATAATAGTAGGCTTTGCCGGGGAATACCTCGATGAAATTCTTGGTGCGGATTCGTGTAGTAGACGGAATATCAACGCCATCCGAAAAGATGTCTCCGACCTCCCACTCCTCATCCCAAACATTCCGTCCGGTCACACCGATGCTTGCCGTCTTGTTGGAGATGATTTCGCCGGGATTGTAGTCGTAGTAAGGAAGCGGAAACATCGCCTCGAACTCTTCTACGGTGGCAGGCTCGTTGCCGGCGCCGAACATGAGGGTGAGGTCGATGATGTTGTCCGTGCTGCCAAGCCCAGACACTACTTGTCCGGAGCCATTAACAATTTCCGCCGTTCCTCCTATCCTCTTATAATACTTTCGGCCACTAATGAGCGTGACTTCGGTAGTTATAGTATCCACCATCTGATTCCACACCAGACTCCGCCCCCTCACCTCGTTAATCTTGGCGATACCGTCGGCTCCGTCCATTACCATCGTGGTGAACTCCTTGACCTGACGGTTGTTTCCAGCAAGGGCCTTCGCCGCACCGACCACAAGGTCATTTTCCACGCCTACCTTCTTGGCGTAGTTGTCATCCACACCTTTCTGTGAGAGGACATCGGTTTCGGACCGCCCGGCGGTATGCTTGACATTATCCCTTCGGACATAGTTCGTGTCGAGCCTTCGGATGGCATCCACGGCGTTCATCGCATACTGGACATCGTAGGCAATCGGGGCGGATAATTCGCTCGGAGAGTATGATGGAATGACCCGTTCCGTGCCGAAGTCATCCACGCGGTAGTTCCATTCTGGAGTTGTGTCGAGGATGTACTCCTCCGGGGTAGCCAGCTCGAAGTAGAGAAGGACGCCGGACATAGCGGATTTGAAGGTAGCGGCGTCGGTGTAAGCAGAATCTTTGACATAGATTGCGTTCGTGCTCACATAGCCTCGTATGCTTTTTTCTGGTAAATCCGAAAGTGATGCTGTCGTATTTGCGTATCTGGAACTGATTAGATTCCCGACACCATTAGCTTTCGCCGAAACATTAGCGTAGAAGTATCCATTCGCATATCCAAACGTCAGCGTCCCCATATCCACCACCCCAATCCTCTTGATGGCCTTGTTGCCGACAATCTCATCTTGGATGTCGCCAATCTTCGCAGGACCGTTCGGGAAGACAACCACGCTCTCACCAGCGCCGTTTAGCTTACCAGTTAGCGTCGTGAGGTTCAAGTTCAGCGTGTTCTTCCAATAAGCCTCATAGGCGTAGTCCGGCTCGCCTTGGTTGCGCCAGCCAGACCAGACGAGGTGAACCAGCGTGTCCGTAGCGTTACCGCCGACAACGGTAAGCTCGCCAGGAGCATCGACATTGAAGAACCGCCCGTCGGTAAGCGTAGGGACGCTTTCGTTGCCGTTGATGTCGCGGAAAGAAATGGACGTGAAAGTCCCACAAATCTCGTACTCCTGCGGATAGTCACTGTACTTCCCGGGGAGGAACGCCTTGCCCGTTTCGGGGTTGTAGCGGTTGAAGCCAATCGTCTCAATCGCAGCTGCCCGGTTGTTGATGACCTCGCCTTCGTTGTGCTCGTAGTAGTCAAGGGTCAAGCCTTTCTCCTCAAGCCAAGCGTCGAACTCCTCCACGGTCGCCGGTTCACTTCCGGCTCCGAAGATCTGAGTGAGGTCGATGAGGGTTACGTTTTTGACGTAAATCGGATTCCAGTTCGCCGATGCGTAATTCAGTATTCGGATAGTAATATAGTCACTGGACGTAAGCCCAGTGGCGTTGACGATATAATGGTTCCATCCATTCGTCGTAGCCTTGTCCAGATTCGCCGTAAATCGTGATTCATTCCTTAACTGGATATGTACTGGATCATCCGATACAATATGTGCGGATAATATATATTTATGATTATCATTAACATATACACGTTGTGTCGTACGTCCATACTTAGCATTTGCGCTTATTATTAATGCGCCATCATTCACGGAGAGGCCACAGATTTCTGGAGTCCACCCACTTGCCCCATCCGCAAAGTTCCCATTCCTCACCAGCTGATTCCACTTGAAGCTGTTGCCCTTCATCCTCGTGATGCTCGCAGAGCCAGAGCCGATGTCAGCAGAACCCGCGCTCGTCCGAATACCGGCATACTCCGCCTCTACGCTTCCGCGCCCGACGAGGTTTTCCGCGGAGCCGACGGTCATACCGCCGTAATAGCCGTCGGTATTCGCCTTCTTCGCGACCTCCTCGGCGATGGCTTCGAGCTCGGTCTTGTCTGCCTTTCCGCTCACATCTTGCACGGAAGAATCGGCTTTTCCGAGCGAGGTTTGCACCTCGGGAGACATATCCAACTTCGGGATTCCGCTAGCGGGCTTCTGGTAAGCCGTACCGCCTGCCGCCGCGTTCGACCGGATAGTGTCGAGGTCGGGGATGACACCCTGCTTGCCGTTCAGTAACTCCGTCAGCGCGGCATTGGTCGGAAGGGCTCGCAGCTTCTCCACCAGCTCCGCCGTGATCGCGGAGTTGATGGCCGCCCACTGCGAAGCCGTGAAGGAGGAGTTGTTAAGGTCGTATTCGAACACCCAACTACCGGATGCGTATTTGTAGCGCTTAAAGATCGTGTTCCCCGCCGCGTCGGTGGTCCGAACATAGCCGTAGTCGTTTTCATCCGCGCTTACGGCCTGCAATTCAGCGAGGGAGTTGTATGTCCCACGGAACGTCGCAGTCGCCGTCGCGATGGACGAGTTGACGAAGGCTTTGTCCGCAAGCTGATTCTGCGCCGTCGCCGCAGACGGAATCTTCGCCGCGATGCCGTCGATAAGGTCTTGCAGCGTTCCTTCGACGCCGGTAGCCCGCGTAATCTCAGCCTGGAGCGAGGAGATTGTCGCCAGCAGTGCTTCTGCTGCCTGCGCCCGTGCCGCCTCTGCAGCGACCGGGGCGTTCGTGATGAATCCGCTGTCGTTATTAAGGTCTGACGTCTTTGTCGGTACATCCGACGAAGTGATGAAGCCGGAATCGTTCGTCAGGTCGCTCGTCTTGGACGGCATTTCGCTCTCCAGCTCGGAAATCTTCGCCAGGAGCGTTTCGACCTGTTGGCCGGTATAGGGCAAGTCGTATTGTGATGCCATAGTTATAAAGTTTTTAATAATTTAAGTATCTGTTTGCGGTACGCGAATACGAGCGCGGCAAGGAGCACCCATATCGCATAGTCTTTCGTCTTGTCCCACCAGCCTTTCGGCCTCGGAACCATCTGCACCTTTTTCACCGTTGTTGTGTCGTGGACGGCTTGGTACACCGTATCGCATCGCTCGATATACTTAGTACGCCATTTCTCGACATACTGATACACCGTGTCTGCCTTTTCTCGGATATAGATGCTGTCACGCTCGAAGATGCTGTCTCGCGCAATCTGCGTGATATACGTCGTGTCCCGCACCGTCGTGTAGTGTTCGATGATGCGGGGCGAGCATGACTGCAGTTCAAGCAGCAGAAGCAGCGTCAGCGGGACTATGAGCCATTCGGACCTCATTGATTCTTTCGCATACTTTTGCCATATTCCAGGGCGGCGACGCGGTTTATCCATCCGTCATAGAATTTGAGGTTAGACGATTTGTTCTGCGTGATGGTGGCAAGGTAGGCGAGGCGTGCGGACTTGATTGCAAAATGCAGCCGTTTGGCGTCCCAGTTGTTGATGGCTGCGATAGTCAGCGGACCTACCACGCCGTCCACCTTCGTCCCGACGATGCCCTGGACTTTCTTGATCATTCCTACACCGGAATGGAAGCACCAGTCCACGATGAGCTCTGCGACGGACTGGTTCCGAATCTGGTCGGCCTTACACTTGTCCCAGAACACGCCTTTCGCGATAAAGCGCCACTGCGAGGCGGTCATGGCCTTCAAGTCTTCCTCCGTGGCGAGGGAGCTGATGTAGTCCCGGAACGTCGCAAGCGTGATGCCGCAGTTCGTCGCGCCGCCGCTGTCGCCTTCCACCTTCGCGAATCCTCCCTCCCATGTCTTGAGGGCGGGTGCGTACAAGTCGAAGTTTGCCATAGCTACGCGAGAAGTTTGATGAATACCGCAGCGAACATCGCCATTTCGGACCAGAACAGCAGCGACCGCTCGATGGTCTTTGTCACAATCGCGACAATATATGCAGCGATGAAGGATAGGGCTAGGACCTTCCAGTCGCCCGCTATGAGGCCGAGCCAAAGCAGCGTGGCCAGTGCGCAGACCGCCGTTCCTGTGATATGAATAACCTTTTGTCGCTTGTTTGTCTCGTACTCTGGGGTCAGCGCAACTACGCCGAGATAGACCGGGGCGAAGAATCCGAGGAACTGCCATGGCGACCCTTCGCCGGAGCCAATCATCGGGATAGCCATAAGGAAGGCGACGACCATAGTGACGATAGACCACAGATGCGTGTGGTCGTCGATTGGTACAGCCTCCGTCCATTTGGACGCGAAAGCCGAGTAGGAACGCTGCCAGCCGAACTTGATTACCCCAAGGATAACGAAGCCGAAGAAAATGATTAAAGCCGCAATAGTCATAGCCGTAAAAGTTTAAGTTCGTGCAAATATAATAAAATTATTCGTTAGTTGGAAGTCCGCCGTCGTAAGCGTCTTGTGTGATTTGGAGATAGAGCGGCGAAACACCTTCTACTGACGGGTTTGCGGCCAGCGTTATGTTGCCGAGGCGGATTTCGCTGTACCCGGTCGGGTTGTGGTCGGGGTCGTTCGGGCTGAGCGGTATAATCCGCAATTTGGCTTGCGCAAGGCCGCTTGTGCTGCCGTAGATAGTCGTCTCGTCGGCGGTGACATAGGTTATGCCGCCGTCGGTAGATATTTCAACCGAAAACCAACCTCCGGTGAACACCATACCCCAGGTAACGTAGCGGGCATCGACATCGACAATCTGGCTTTGATTGCCTCGCCAGCCGAAGTTGATACGGAGCGGACTTGCCGTGAGGCTCTGGTATGCCTGCTGCCATACGGTGCTTTGTGCGTATGCCGTATCGTCATCCGCGTGCGTAGCCCGGATGGTAACATAGCGGACGGCATTGTCAACCGACTGTGCTGAGAACTGTATAGTGCCGTGCGTGGCATCCGTAGGTGTGATTTGGAGCCAGGAAGGTGTACCACCGACCACTGATATAGCTGCGGAATCCCCCGTGACGATTCGCTGGCTATTCGGGACGAACTGATGAGCATAGGTCGTCGTGTCATACTCCGTCCTCACAAGTTCCTTGTGCGAGGCATCGTCTTTCTCCGCGCTCCACGAGGTATATCGGCGGTAGTAGTTTATTGTGACCGTTCCGTCGCGATAGTCGTTCGTCCTGTGTCTTGCGGACACCGAATAGGTTGTCGAGCCGCCATTCGACGGGGCCGGGCTGTCCGGGCTGGTATATGCACCGATGCTTAGCGCGACGATGTATTCTTGAATCTCTGTGTAGGTCGTCCCCCACACAACCGTTCCTTCCTCTTCATACTCCGTCGTTTCGAGCGCGTTACTGACGGAGTATTGCAGCGCAGACGATTGAGTCGTACCGTTTTTCGCGACAACTGATAGCGAATCGATCGTTACATTATTCGTCATATCCCGATGCGCGATGCGGAAGGTCTTTGTGTGTGCCGTAGTATCAACTGCGATTGGTGTGACAGACGGGAATGCGCCTTGTGATGATTGCGTGATGTCGAGCAGGACGGAACTGGTGTTGTCTATCGTGCTGCTCTCGCCAGATACGGGCGTTCCGTCCGAGGCCCACACCTTTCCAGCCGTGCTGCGTGCCGTGGCAATGATATCGACATATCCGCCTCCGGCCGTGATGTTGTTCGACGAAAGCGCAAGGGAGACATAAGGCGTTGCCGAGCCGTTTTCCTTCGTATCTGCCGCTTGCTGGACGGATGCCGTCCGCGTCGTTCCCTCGTAGGTCGCGGAAATATCGTAGGTCTTATCCGTAAGGTTGTGCTGGTTTGAGGCCGTAAATTCGAGGTTCGATACCGTTACCGCAGAGCCGCCGGATATTACTACCGACAATGAGGCAAGGTCTGCCTGCGACAGTGACTTATCCGTATCGCTGACGGTATCGCCTCCGCTATATGCGCCGGATGTGTAACGATAGCGCGTGGTCGTGCCGCTTCCGCTGACGAGGATTTCCAGCGTCACGGTAGCGGACTTCGCGGGGATTGCGCCAGAGATTGCCGTGCTGCCTATCTTCGGCGTGACGGACATCGAGGTAATCGAGTAGGTGCCCTGCGAATAAACGCTCTTTACATTCCGCTCTTGGCTCACATTCCGCGTCGCAGAAGTTGCCGACAGCGAACCTTTCGTGGCCGTCACGCTGACGGAAGCAAGGAGCGTTGCGCTTGAAGTTTCGTTCGTCCCGAGGCTATTGGCTGAGACGAAGCCGTTAGGCGCTCCTGAGTAGGCAAGATTGACCGTGGCGGTCATCCCGCCGCCGCTGACCTCGCAAACCGTACTGCCGTCGCTGACAGATCCCGTCATCGTCGTGCCGTTGCACTTGATTGAGATAGCGACCGTGGGGTACATACTGCCGCCGCTGGCCGGGATGATGCGGGAGTTCGGATAGTCGAATGATGTAATGCGCAAGTCGGTGTATGTCTTGCCCGTATCCGTGCCGTACACATAGGCATACTCCGTCGCGGTATAGGATGACCAGCGCCCGGTTACTGTATAGACCTTCTCGCTCGACCCTGTGTTCGCCGGGAAGGTGATTGTCGTTCCGCTGATTGTCGCGCCGCTGGGACTGACGGAGATTGAGCCCGGTGTCTGCTCTTCCTCGCTGCTGACCGTCGAGCCGTAGGTCACGGCACCGGAAGTCCAGCTTTCGTAGGGCCTCGCCGTGAACTGCGCATAGCCCGTCACGGTAGCCGAACCGCCGGAAGGCGTAAAGTCAGTATTGTTCAGTTCGATGCGGTAGCCAGTGTAGGACTTGTTCGTCAAACCGGACGATTCAACGATATTCCGGCGCTGCTGGACGTACAAGGGAACCTCCTGCCCCATATAGCCGAAGATGACGGTTGTCGCCGTGCCGTATGGGGCGTAAGCCGTCTTGAGGTCTTTCGCAAGGACGCGATTGCCGCTGATGGAGTAAATCTGCTGGTCCACACCGTCAATGACGAGATGGTCGTTAGGTGTGATTCGGAGCGGGGTAAGGACGACATTTCGGGTTACGGTGGTCTGCGTTCCGAGCGTCGCTTCGATGTCGCCATAGGCCATCGCGAAGTCGCCGCCATTCGCAGCCAGAACTGTACTCCCGGAATAGACGAGGCGGGCGTTCGTGATGCGGTAGGTCGTTACCGTCGGCCAAACGACTTGACTGAAATTAGTGCCCGGCCTACGCACCTTGATTTCTACCATATTCAGACTACCTTCCGGTACTGTCGGTGTCATCGTCGCATAGACATAGTTGTTCTGGCGATAGATGCCGTAGATGCGCACTTTCGTGCATCCGGCAGGCGTGGTATAGACCCCGCTGGTCTGACCGGACGAGCCGCCATATACGGCATCAAGAAGCGTGTTGTTTGCATCGAGAAAGGCGATGCAAACCTGGGTCGCGGAAGACGGACGCCAGTAGTTGAACGTGTACGACTTCCCTGGAACGCTGATCGAGTATTCCGTCACATGCTGACCGCTGACACTTCCGCTCGCAGTACCTCCGCTGGTCGTGATATAGACGCCCATTGTCCGCGAAACATAAGCATAAGAAGCAGCGCCCATCCGGACCTTCCCGCCTTCAACCTTATCTATCCGCCCTTTCATTAGCTTCCAAATTTGATATACAAAACTCCTTCGACCATATCAGAATCCGCAGGGTAGCTATCATTCGGCCCTACGAACTCGAAGCCCTTGCCCGTCGTGCTGCCGAGGATGTTCTTCGTTATACCTCCCTGCAGCACCTTTGCGCCAGCAGCCGTTACTTCGATACCATCGCCGCTCCAGATGGATCGGAAACCGTCTTTCGCCATCTCTGTTGACGCGCCGGAGACTTGATACACCACGGATACATTACCGTAAGAAGGTATCGTAACCGAAATCGTTTGCTCTTCTGCTATGACGTCAACTCCGACGCGGTAAATGATATTCCACGAACCATCAGGTAGAGTTATCTTAATCGAAGGGATAGTAGCGTTCAAGGCTGCGCCATTGAAATACATCGTGGGTGACAGCTCAACCCACTCACCGGTGCTTATATTCTCTGCATAGGGATATACCTGCCATTCTGCGGGCGTTGCGTCAGGATGCACGCTGGCCGAAGCGGTCAATGTGATGGACGGTATCGTCACTTTGTTGTTCGCTCCGAGTATAGTTACACTCGCGTTCCCGAGGATATTCACATCTACCTGGGTGTCGCCACCCTGCCCCGTTATTGTATTCCCGACTGCCGCGCTCGAACCGCTCTGCGCCGTAGTCAGCGGTCCGTTGTGTATCTGTGCGCGGATAACATCGTCGCTGTCGCTTACCGTGATTAGGCCGCCAGTGATGTTTACTTTTTTGTCGTAAGTATGAAGCTGTTCGACCGAAATCATCTGGGACTTTAAGTCCCGGATAAGAGCCTCATCTGCCGCCAACGCCTTTGTAGCGATATTCTCGAAGTTATTCATCAGCTCCCAGCACCCGTCGTCCGTCACGAGGTTCAGTCCGGGTCTTGCGTCAGTGGCCGCCACGCCGCTGTCCGGGTTAACGGAATACTTACACTGGTAGTATTTTTTATTAACCGGGTCAATAACAATATCATAGTATTCTCCGGTAGTATCATCCTTTCCCTCGTATCCGCCGGTGCTCCCATATCCGGTATCCCTCCACGTTGAGATGCCGCGCATCGACTTACCCGCAGAGCCGGGAGTGCCCTGTCCGTTTAGTCCGTCGTACACGAGCGGGACAGTCTCTTTGTCAACCAGCGTGAGCGGCGTGCTGTTGAAGTACAAGAAGAAGATTATCTTGTCGGATAGTCCGGCGGTAGATATTCCAGCGCTGGTATATTCAGTATCGACCGTATCGGTATCCTTGCGGTAGAATATACGGCAGTCAGACGCTTCTTGCGACTGGCCTTCCTTAATCCTTATCTTGTCGCAGAACACCGTCGGAATCGAGTAATTCCCGGTGTTCGGGTCTTTCGTAACGGCAGAAACCGACGGCACGAGCTTGTAGTTCACGCCCGGCTCAGCCCCGCGAATCGCAGCAAGGGTGTAGGTCAAGTCGCGAGGGACATCGAGGTTTCCGATGCGGCATACGACGTGGATAGGGATGACTATGGATGTCGGCAGAACCTGCGTCGTGTCGCTGATCGTGAAGGTTATCGAACCAGTCAGTTTATTATTTCCGTCGCGTCCGAGCGTGGCCACGACATACGAAGGCTTCTCAGACCCGAAGGTTATTGACTGGAGCTCCTGCTGCTGAGTACCGAGCCACATTGAGACGGTCGTGTGCGTTACTATCGCTGCTGAAATCTTGCCGTCCGGATTGACAACAACGCCATCCATTTCGTTGTCGATGTCGGCAAAGACAGCGCTCTCACCATCCTTACCGTTGAGACCTTCGTAGAGGATAGGGATAGCCTCGGCACCATCTACAATGCTCGTCCCTTTGTACAGGGAAACGTACAGCGTTTTCTTTTCGATGTTTATGGAGATGCCGCCAGACGGATAGTCCGCATAAGCGCCGTCATCGAACTTGTATTTGATGGTCAGGCCGTCCGCAGCGACAGCCTCCCTCGGAGCTTCGGCGCCTATCTGCAGCCACGCCGTCGCGGTGATAGTCGCAGGAACTGCTGCCGGGGTAGCCGCGTTCGGGTCAACGCTTACCTTGTCGGCGGACAGTTCCAGCCAATAGGAAACTGCGGGCTGGCCATTAGCGCCCGGGTAGGACTTCGTGACATTCATTATCGACGTCACAATATTCGTCCCGGATACAGCCTGCACGGTGATTGCCAGCGACGTGCCGGTAAACGCGAAGTTTGAGCCAAAGGTAATCACGCCAGTGCTCTGGTTGATACTCACGCCAGTAGCGGCACTTTCCTGAGGCGTGGTGATTGAATAGATTGCGTCATTCACGACCGCCGAGCCGATGTACATCGTCGCGGTGCTCTGCGGTCTTACTGCACCGGGAAGGACCGCACCGGTCGCATCGACATTGATGGATGCGTTGTCGTTTGTCAAGTCTAGGCGGTACACGCTTTCGCCCTTCGCCGCGTACAGCCGCCAGATATTGCCGTCAGAAGGCGCGGTTCCCCTCGTCGCGTCCTTGCCGATATGGATCCACGACGCGCCGTTATGCACGACCATATCGCCGTGGTAGTACCACTTACTATCGTCGTAAGGGCCATCCGAGCGGAAGCACGGGACCGGGAACTCAACGCCAGCCGGGGACTGCACTATGTTACCCTTCTGATAGATTGTCTTTTCCTTAGCAGAGTACAAGATATGGCTGTCCGGGTCGCCGACATAGAATCGAGGCTTTGCGATGTCGCGGACATGCAGCTCGCGGCCCTGGCTCTCCATGAGGTTCTGGCCCTGGTTCGTCATGAGCGGGATGCTGTCTCCGTAAAGGTTTGAGCTGATACCCGCAAAGTAGTATTCCACGCCGTTGTTGTAAACCGTATCGAGGTCGGAAAGCATCTGCTCGTATCCACCACCGATAACGTCGCGGATAATCGCATAGCGGCGGTCCGGATTGTCAATGTTACCGAACTGCACAATGACATCGCCCTTTCTCGGGATGCCGTCGCCGTATTTCATGGATTTCGACAGCCGGATATAGTCCTGCCCGACGGCGGTTACGACGCGCTTGTAAAATCTGAGCTGGATATTCTCAGCCGAGAATACCTGCCCCATCGCGATATCACCGACGCGGAAGAGGTTCTTGACGCTGCCCTGCTTCTGGTCGAAATAGCAGTCGTAGCCGTCGTTTTGCTCCACGACCTGCACGCACTCCATCGCTGCAGCGGAGATTATCTGCTTGCCGCCGACATAAGCGATTTGGTTCACGACGATATTGTTGACGTGCATCTCGTGGCGGACAACAAGCTTATCCACTTCGAACACGGACCGCGAAGCGCTGTGCAGGGCCGTCTGTTCTGTCTCAGGCTCGGTCTCGCCTTCTGGCATCGGGTCAACATCGGACTCGCCGATTGTTTCCTCTTGGTATTCCACGTGGTTGTCGCGGTACAAGCCCCATCCTTTTCCTCCAAGTTCACCCTGCTCGAAATCCTCGCTCGTCAAGAGGCTGGCGAACTTGGTCGGGGAAAGCGAGGTCTGCTCCTCTCCGGCCTTCGAAAGATACATCGGCTTAGTGAGCTGCTTGACAACACCCTCGACATTGCTGGCCTGCGCTACGGCAGATTTGAGGATATTGATGTCGTTCTGTATTGTCTGCACCTGGCTCTGCACCACTACCGGCTTGTCGGTAAGGACCACCTCGACATCCGGCAGGATAATCGTGCCGTCCTGCCAGGTGAAGGTCACGGAGTTTGCGTAGAGCGTGAGCATACGCGGCGCGAACCTGCGGTCGCGGACTTGGATCTCCACGCCAGCATCCATCTTGTCGAAGAGCCGGTCCTGGTCATCGTTGTACGGCTCGCCCATACGGACTTTATCCAAGCCGACAACCCAGGTCGGATTGACTTCCGCCGTTTCGCTGAGCGCTCCGGTCTTGTATTCGTTCACTCGTTTCTCGGCTTCCGTCACATAGAAGTGCGGCATGTCGATGCCGATGAAGAAGAAATGGTCGCCAGCGGCAGGGCTGCCTCCGGTCTTTGCGTTCGGGATGAACAGGCCGGTCGCGTCAAACTCCGCGTCGGACTTGTACAGCGAGATGCGCCATTCGGACTGATAGCCGCCCAGCGTCTTGCTGCGGTCCACTACCGGGTACGACGCGATTGTAAACTCATAATCCTCCGAAATCGACATGAAGCCGTCCGAAAATACGACCTTCGCCTCATTTCCGAGATGATCGCCCAGTATCTCGCGCCATACTCGTATCGCGTAGTCCGTGTCCGTCTCGTCTGCTCCCTGCTGGGAATCGAAAAGGTTTCTGACATAGATATCGAAAGTTGGTTTCCATCCGTCGCCATCGCCAGCGTTCGTCTGCTGGAGGTACAGGCCGTTGACGCCGTAGGTTACATCGCCCACGGAGTTCGCCCCGACATTCTGGATGGCAACGGTTATGGCGTAGATATAATCGCCTTCGGTAAGGCCCTGTGGATTGACCAAAGCGCCGGTGCTCGCGTTGTAAATATCTACCGAGCACATATCCGTCACGACGGACAGCCTCGCCTGCGATGCACGGTTGGCGTACTGCGCCGATGCGAAGAAGCCATTGTTAAGTACATCCGCGATCATTCCTTCCGGGACCGTAAAGCGCGAACCCTGTATTCTTCGTGTAACAATTGTGTTACCTGGAATCGTATCTGCCTGTGACTTAACGCCGTCGATACTGATTTTCTTCGCCGCGCTCGCCGATGCCTTGTTGATATCGTCGGTCGTTATCGGAGAAACAGCAATCACGGTGTCTATCCTGCTGCCGCCTCGCATGATTCCCTGGATGGTCGGGAAGATTTCCTCGTTATCCTCCAAGGCGCCCCATTTCTCGCCGTATTTCGCGATAGACACATCGTCCTTAACATATTCCACCGGGTCGAAAGTCTCGTCCGTATGGCCCTTCTGGTACGCCCAATCAGACAAGGCTCGGTTCGCGTCGTAGGTATCGACGGCTCCGAGGATACCGTTCGGGTTCGTCCGCCAGCCTTGGACGTAGCGACGGAAGTTCGCGTCATAGATTCGGTCGAAATAGACATTGGCGAGCTCCGGGATGGCGTCCGGGTCTGCGGCCCACCCGGGATTCTGCGGGTCTATATCCTTGAAGTAGCGGTACGGAACATTCTTCGAACCGCCGCGACCGAGGAGAATGTTCTTGATGTCAGCATCCTGGACCTGACGTTCGAAGCGAAGAAGGCCGCCCTCGAAGCCATATTCGAAGGTATGGTCGTCGATGACCGGCTGGTCGTAGCCGACGCGGAAGGCATAGGCGTCCGTCGTCTCGTCATAGGCGATCCTCCAGCGGACGCCGTACATATCGTATAGCTTCTGGATAACATCCCAGATGTATGTGTAGTTCATCTCAACGACGGCCACTTCATTGCTGGATTTCGCCGTGTTGAAATCGACGTATATCTTCCCGCCGAAGTAATATCCGAGGACGCGGTTCAGCAGGTCGCAGAAGTCCCGGATATTGAGCGATACGGAAGCGTTGTACTTGCTCGCCATAATCGTCCCCGTCGCTGTCTGCGTTGTCTCAAACATAAAGTACCGCTTGAGTTGCAGAATAGGCCAAGAGTAGAACGTAAGGTCTATGATGGAGTTTCGCGTCGTGTTGTCTTTGACGGCCTGCGGCTCCTTGATGTCGAGCACGAAGCGCTCCCCACGAAACTCAAGTTCCCAGCCGTCGAAGCTGGGAACGACATCGCCGTCTATTTTGACTTGCGTGGAGATGAAGCGGTCGCCCATCTCGGTAAGCGTCGCGGTGGCGTTGCTCAGCGTGGCATAGGACGGGAAATTTATCTCTGTTATCTGGGGAATCATAGCGTAGGAAAGTCAAAGTTGCAAAGTCCGGGCTTGTTCACGCGGATGGTGAATTCTACGACAACAACATCAGTCACGAGGTTCTTCGGGTCGCGCCAGAACTTCTCCGCCTCGGAAATCGGCTTCGGGTATCCGACGATCTTGTGGCGCTTATAGATATTCGTGAACTCGACCTGCTTGAAGGTCTTCACATCGCCGTCCTGCGTGTAGAGCGCCTGGTTGAAAAGCTTTATTTTGTGGTTCGCATTGGCAAGGCTGGTCGCCTGGATGAAGAACTTCGCCGTATAGTCGAAAGCATCATCCACGGTCTTCGGGGAGATGTTTGTGCCTGACTGCTCCGGGTATGACGTCTCCTCAAAACCCTTCGTCGGGGCGGCCATAACCTTGTCGGAGTCGAGGTACAAAAGGCCGTACTCCTGCGTATCAACCTCGGCGGCGTCGCCTATTTTAATCTTCGCTCTGAGCATCGTTGGTCTGTTTTAGTTTGCAGTTGTCGCAATCGTTCTGTTCGTGTTCGCGATCGGACTCCAAGTCTTCGTTGTTCAAGACCGGGCAGCCGTCGCCCTCCGAAGTGTACCGGCATTTGTTGGCCTTGCTGATGGAGCGGTTCTTCCTGTCAAGCTTCTTCTCAAGCCGCCGCAAGTTCGCCCGCGTCTCGATAAGGACCTCTTGCTGCTCGGCGATGTAATCCTTCTGGATATTCAAAATCTGCTGCGTATTCTCAAGCTGGTCCGCATCCTTCTTCTGTTTTGAGCGCCAGGCTTGACCGAACCAACCAGCGAAAAGCGTTGCCACAGGGAGCCCGATGTTCAAGGCGATGTGGTAAAGTAAAGGGAACTGCTCTTCCATCGTAGTTACCTCCTAAAAATTTTAGCGGTTATCCCATCGGGCACGACATTGTTTCTGCCGAAGATATAGAGCGGCACTTCCACGTCCGCATCAACCTTGACGGTCATATCGCAACCGTTGGCAAAATAAAGCATCGGGATTATCCGCTTGCTGACATTGAGGCCAGTACGGATAGTCCCGGTGCAATTATGGAAGATATAAACCTGGTTGTCGTTCAGAAGCTCATCGTCAAAGTGGCGGTCGATGAAGATTCCGCTGAAGGCGCAGTCCTGCTTGTAGAGGCGAAGAAGGTCTATGGACGGAGAATCGTTCTCCAAGCACCAGTCAACGCCGCGACGGTACAGGGCCAAAGCGTCCACCTTGGACTTCGCTCTTGCGAGAAGCCCGTCGTACTCGTCGCAGACCTTGTGCGAGCGGATGTCATTTGCGGCACTTTCTTTCCACTTCTCCATAGCTATCGCCTCCTTACGGTCATTACTTCGCCGTTGTCTGTAAGCAGAACTCCTTCTTCGACATATAACAGCTCAACCGTTCCCAGCGAACTGCCGCAGACCAGCGCACAAGTCAGCGTGAGCGCCTTCGGCTGCGGCGTAGCAACCAGGCTCAGAATTCGCGGCTGCGGTGTTATCGTCGAAGTAATGCAGCTCATATCTTGTATTTTCCGATTGTAACCTTGTCAACCTCATGTCTGATCCCGTCCGGAAAATCCGTGTCGGGGACCTCCGCCGTGGCAACAAGCGTTACCATTCCGCTTTTCTTAAGGTGCGAACGGCTGATGCAGCAGTACCAGTCTCCATCACCGTTGCGTACACAGTCCACTTTCGCGTAGGTGTGCGCTTTCTTGCCGTCGAGATAGGCAGTAACGCTCCATTCGTTCAAGTCCATGTCGAACCCTTCGCATACGAGCTCGACTTTCACTTTGATATCAGAACCAGAAAACCAGATTTCTTCCATAGCGCAAATATACAAAATTTATTGTCGCACCGAAACATAATATTGTGCCGGTACGCTCATTGGCTTAATTACCTTGTCAAGCTGGTTCAAAAGCGTCGCCAACTTGTCGTCGATGCCGGACAGCCTCTGCAGCGCGAGCTCGTTGTTGAACTGCACGGACGGAGCGCCTTCGGTCGGGACAGCACCGCCGGAGATAACCGCGAGGATGGCCGCGACATTCTGGTTGATCATCGACATGTAGAAGTTCTGCGTGTTGATGCCAGCCGCAAGGCCCGTGATAGATTCCTCCGTCGCGTTCGCGATATTCCGCGAGATGCCGGTGAACTGGCCGGGCTGCTGACGGAAGTCGTAGCCAGCTGCCTGCAGCGAGTTCATCAGCGTGGTCATCGCATCATTGATGGCAGGAATCTGCTCGGTCGCCATCTTCGAAATCGCCGCAATGTCTTCCGTAGAGAGCTCGCCGCCCTCGCGGGCACGGCGGTCTATCTCGTCGAAGATAGGCTTCAAGAGCTGCTGCATGACCTGCGCCGCGACGGAGTTCTCGACCATCTCCTGAATCATATCGTTGAACTTCTCGCTCATCGCGTCGGTCACGCTGCCGAATTCCTTGTACGCCTCAATCCAGGCGTTCGCAAAGTCCTTCGCCGCGCTGGTAAGGTCGGTGCCGGAGAAGTATTCCGCGAGCTGGGACTGCATATCGCGAATCTGGTCGGCAGCGTCGCGGGCGGAATTCTCGTACCCCTTGATTTTCTCCTCATCAGCCTTCTTACCCTTGCTGCGCTCAGCCTCGGCCTGCTTGAGGTATGCCGCCTGCTTCGCCGCAAGGTTGTCGAGCTGCTGGTTGTAGTTCGCGATGTAGTCTGAGCCGAAGGATTTCTCCATCGCCACCTGCAGCCTGCCGTACTGGTATTCAAGGTCTTCGAGGAGCTTGTCTTGCTCCTTGATGTCTTGGTTAGCCTTGCGCATCCTCGCGGCATTACGCGCCCCGAAGATACCAGCGATTGCTTCGGCGAGGCCGGTTACGGTCTGCATAATCGTCTTCGGCGTGATGTTACCCATCGCAATGGACGCGATTCCTGTAGCCGCCTTCCCGAGGCCACCCAGAGTCTTCGAGGCATTATCCATCTGCTCGCTGAAATATGCAGCGTATTCGTCGGACGCGAATACAGATACGAGGTCTTTTGCGGCAGAAGCGGCTTCGTCGAAATAACCCTTGATTCGTTCGAGAGATTTCTGTAGGTCGAGAGTCGCCCGCGCTTCGTCGTTTAGGGCCACCGTGTATGCCTCGGTTCCCTTCAGTCCGGCGATATCCAAACTCTTTTTGAGCTGTGACGCTTTGTTCATTTTCTTCAGCGCCTCCCATGACTCCAGGTAGGCGTTTCTCGACATTACTTGCGCCCTCACATTCTCCCTCGACCTCGTAAGTTCCCTGAGCTGCGCCGGAGTGAGATTCTTCCTGTTCTTCTGGATATACTCGTCAATCAGCGCTATAAGATTGTTGAGCGTCTGCGTAGAAACGCCCTCCAAATCCTCAAACGCCTTCGTCCAAGTATATGTATCCTTCAGTGCCTCAAGCTCGACACCGGCAATTTTTTTCGCATAATAAGCGGTTATCGCGTCGATATCTTCCTGAGACATACCACGCTTTTGCGCCTCGGCGACATTCGTGTCGCGCTGGCTTTGTAGCGTACTGATTCGCTCCTCGTAGGTCTTTGCTTTCTGGTAGGTCTGATAGAAGTTTTTCAGCCAGTCCGCATTGTACTTCTCCGAATCGCTCGCCACTTGCTTCACAGTGTCGCGAAGCGCCTCAGGGACTTCCTCAAGATGCTCCATCAGATATTTGTAGTCTCCCTCGTCGAAGGCTTTTATGATAGACTCGCTAAGTCCTGCAAAGGTATTTGCATCGACCGTATTCAGTGAATCCACCAGCTGCTTCTTGATGCGGTCCGCGAACTCCTCCCCTTCCGTTCCGTACACGCTCATCGTAAGCGACGCGGCCAACTCGTTGTCACCCGTCAGCCCCAAGATGTCGTTGTAGAAGTTGCGGGCGGTTTCGGAGCGCTTGATGTCAGAGGAGATGCGCTTCAATTCGTCATCAATCTTCTTCTTGAGGTCGTCGAACTTGAGGTTTGAGATTTCAGTATCAAGCGTGCGCTGCATCTCCAGAAGCGTCTTGTCTTTTGGACTCTTTGCGAGTTTCTTGGCAACATCTTCACGCATATTCTCCAAGCGCAGCAATGTGTTCTCCATATCCATACGCTCACCGGCAAACTGCGGGAACAGCAAAGACATTTGGCTCTGAGCCGCCTCGTCACTCATATACTTCCTGAGCTCCAAAAACTTCTTGTAGGCATTCGTAATTTCTGAAATCTGTTTCTTAAGGTCGGAAAGGCGGGTGTCGGAGCCTCTAGAAGTCGACTGTTTTCCCCAAGCAAAACCAAAGAATAGCCGGATAAGTTCTAACCCCTCAAGTTTGGATTCGAGGCTTTCCACGTCTTTCGTCCATTCGCTCATAAACTCCGGTTTAACTTTGCTCGCGGACTCCCTCATCCCATCTAATTCCTCTTTTAGTCTTTTCCATTCCTTTTCGAGGTCGTTAGATGCATCGTAAAGCCTGGACCATCCATCAATAGCCTCATTGGAAAACAACTGAGCGCCATTCTTCGCTAACTGCATATCGCGGAGCTGTTCCTTCCACGCCTTTGATGTTGTTTCTGTTGGTTCCAGCCTCTCTCGAAGTCTAGTGACTTGATTTAGCGTAACATTGTATGCTTCTACCGCTTTTTCCCACAGGGCTTTCGCTTCGTTCGCCTCCTTAACATACCTATCGTAAGTGACCTGCCAATTCGTACCGGACAAGTTCTCTGCAGAGGCCGCCCTGTCTCTAGCTTCTTCATACGACTTCCTTAATGCATCCCTTTGCTTATCTTGCTGTTCAAGGGTCTGCTCTGCGAGTTTAAGATCTCTTTCCGCATCCAATCTGGCCTCCTCTCTCCGCTGTTCGTTATTGTCACTAATAGCCTTTGTATTGTTCTTTATGGCATCAGTGTCATCGTCCATCTTTAGCGTTAGGTCCGGGAACTTTTCGTTGAGAGCATCTATAGTCTGGCTCAGTTTAAGATTTTCCTTCGCCGAACGGTCGGTCTTGTTCGCAAGCGTTTCGTATCTTTTTGCGAGTTTTTCTACCTTTTGATAGTCTTTTGTGGACTCAGCGAGTTTTTCTATGGTGTTGTTCAAGTCAACACCGCTTTGCTCGACCTCTTTGTTTCTCTTGTTCCAAAAAACAAGCGCAGTAGTTATCGCACCAATAGCCGCAAGCGCCGCTCCTAGAGGGTTTGCCACAATCGCTGCCCAAAGTTTCCAAAAACCGCGTTCCAAGCCATTCGCAGCGACTCGCTGGCGTATCATCGCCGCAGTGTAAGCATTTACGTTTTTAATACCTTTGATATTGGCTATACTCTGCGCCTCCTTAGCTGTCGCCTCTGCTATTTCCGCCATGGCTGCTCGCTTTGTAGCTATGCGCGATTTTGTTGTAGCTGCGTAATATATTAACCATGCGGCAGACGCTCCCTCAATCAACTTCGGTATAACGGTGAGATGCTTAGATAAAAAAGTAAGCGAGTCGAGCACGATATTATTATATCGCTCGAAGGTCTTCGTTTCTCCAATACTTTGAAGAGCAATGTCGAATGTATCCTTTAATTTCTCCCATCTACCCTTAAGAGTCTCGGCCTGCTTCTTTTGCATCTCGTAGAACATTCCGCCCTTATCCGTCAAATCTTCAAAGATATCCGCAATCATAGAGAACGGGACGGCTCGTTCGGAAATCAACTTAAAAACATCGGCGGTAGATACCGACTCGTCTCTTAGCTCCGAAAATTTTTCCGCAAGCAACTCTACGAGCGGAATACCAGCCTCCGTGAACTGCCTGAGCTCTTGGCCGCGAAGTACACTAGCAGCGCGAACCTGGCCGTAAGCAAGGATAAGTCGATTCATGTCGACGCCAAGACCTGCGGAAATATCCGCAAGCCTACGGGTTGTGTCGAATAGATTTTCCTGCTCAATTCGGTATGCTGCAAGTTGCTTGGTATATGTCACCAAATCTCCAATTCTAAATGGCGATTCTACGGCTGCAGCCTTTATCCTATCAAACAATTTATTGCCATAATCCACGTCTTGAATCAAGCGGCCTAATGCGATTCTCTGAAACTCTAACTCGCCAGTAACATCGCGGATTTGCTTGGCAAATCTTAATGCGCCGAAAACAGAAATATACATCGATGCCATCGAAGTGAGGCTCTGCAATACACGCGACTGTCCACGCAGAGCGGTTGTCATACCTCCGACGCTTCCGGTTGCAGTCCTTACCGTCTGGCTAAACTGCTTTAACACATTATCCGTACCGGCGATTCTGTTCTGTAATTGTGTATAAATATTAAGAAGGTCCCGTTCCATACCGGTCAAAGCGCCGGGCTTAAACCCGCCACTTGCCTGCATAGACATTATTGTTTTTTCAAGATTTTTAAGCGCAGATTGAAGCTGTTTTATGCTAACCTCTCCCTCAAGCAAATCTTTTGCGAACTTCGTACCTCTGCCAACCTTAATTGGTATATTAAGAGCGCTCTTGTTTAACTGGTTCCGTAAAGGGTCCATAGCTTGACTGACCCGCTTCGCCGCCTCCTTGAATGCCCCATCAATATCCACCACCACCGGTATTTCAACTGCCATATTATAATCCTCCCTTGATTAAGTAGTCTTGAATTTCCTCCGTTGTCTCGGGTTTCTTTTCTTTGAGGTGGCCGAACCCGAAGCCGACCAAAATTTCCCTTAACTCCTCCGGTGTACGCTGCTTATGCGGCGCTCTCTTCTCCGGAGCCTTCTCAAAGTCGTAATCGTAATAGCCCTTGTCGATCAGAATCATCGCGACCATATTGCACGAATCCAGATACCAGTATCGAAGCCACGACCAGAAGTTATAGTTCCCGTACACATACTTTATCCGCTCGTTGTGCGCGGAGAATTCGAACGCTACTCCGACTTGTCTTCCTCCCTTGTCCCCAAAGCGTCCTTCTCCAACATATTCATCACGCTTTCCAGCCGCTCTTGCGCTTGCTTGGCGGCTTCGCCAACCGGTCTCATAAAGAGCTCGCGTGCCTGCCTTGAGAAATCCCAGTTGGCTTTGAAAAAACCCAGGTCCGCACTGGCAAGGCCAGCCTCGTTGATACGGAACGTCACTTCATTCCCTCTTAGCTGCAGGATGCGCCATTTTATCGCCCACAGCCACGGGCAGAATAGCGCCCAGTTCCCGAGAAGGTAATATGCGGCCTTCTTCGAGTGAAGCGAATACAGCTTCTTCGTCAACTTCCGGGCCTGCTTCTGCGACGTGCCCTGCTTACCCATCGCTTCCAAAACCTGCGCTTCTTGCTCCAGCAGTTCAATCTTGAGTCTTACTTTCTGTGCGACCTGCCGCACATGGTACGTCCTGCGCCCTATCTTAATCTTGCAAGGCGCCTGCGTGATGGTGTCATACGCACCTTTGAAAAATTGTTCGGTCTTCTCCATTGGTTATAAAAATAGGGCGGGCGATTGTGCCCGCCCCGTTTCGGTTAGGTTTCTCTCGTTAGAGATTATGCCTCGTAAGAGGCGGCTGCGCTCGAATCGAACAGCATAGCCGTCTTGAGCGTTGCGAGGTCGAGATACTCGGCGGTGGCGACGCAGTGGATGCGCATCAGCTTGTCCGCGTTCGCGAGGTTCGCCGCGATCTTCGCTTTCGGGAAGAGCAGCAGGCGTTTCAGGTCTTCGTTCAGCCAGCCGATAGGGCGGGTGATGACCGGAGTAGCATCGCCCCAGCCGACGGCGGAGACGGTAGCACCAGTTGCGCCAAAGACGGAAGCGAGAGCAGCGGAGTCGATAGCGGAGCTCTTGAGGAAGACCGACATGAAGCCCGGGTCGAGAGCTGCGATGTCAAACTCGAAGCTCATAGTACCGTTGGTGACGGTCGAGGTGATGAGGTCGCCCTGCTCGTCGCGGATTTCCTCAAAGCTCACATCGTCGCCAGTCCAACTCGAAGAATCCTCGACGATCTGACCCAAAGACTTAGGGTTGAGCAGCGAAGCAAGTCCGATGCCCTCTGCGCCGTAGTCCGGAATCTCATTGAAGATGATGAGGTCGCCCTGCCCAACGAAGAGCTTAGGAGCGGCAACAAGGTTGGTAATAGCCATAGTTATTCAGAGTTTAAGTTGTTACGAAATCGTTTGTCGTATGCCACCTCATGTTAAGGGTGGTAATCGAATACCCGGAAGTTTGGTTCGGTGTGGTGGGGGTTATGAATCGCTGTGCGTCGTATTCGTAAAAGTACCCTTCCGTGATGACTGGCTTGTATCTGTCCTGAGCCATAAAAAATTCGTCGAGCTGCTGCAGTATCTTCTGAACGCGATTCGTCTTGACTGAGCCGTCATCATTCATCTTGCAGTACAGGCTTATCATCAGATAGCCGTTCGCATAGTCCGTGTTCATCCCGACGCCGCCGATGTCACCGTTGATGTAAACCGTGATAAAATCGGAAGGCAGCTGGTTCGTCGGACGCTCCCAGTTCGAGTAAACCTTGACTGGTGTAGCATCCTCGCCGACAGTAATCAGTCCGTCGAGGTAGAGCGCCAAGGCTTTGTCCGGGGAGATGTGGGAAGGGTGGATCATTTTCTATTTCTTTGTGTCTGCAACAAACACTCTGGTTCTGAATCCTTGCGCTTTCTCCGTAAAGTAATCTTCCACGTAAGACGCAAAATAGTTGTTCAGCGAGCGCACGAAGTCGTAGTGTCTGGACGAACTGTCAACCTTATCGGCATACGGTACGCCGACAATGAGTTTCGCTTGAATTCCGGGAAGGAATACATACTCAGCATCGCGGGCCTTGGTTATAGCCCACTCGTGTCCGATGATATGGTTGAACCCCTTATAGTTCTGCGGAGACGTGGCGGCAGGAGGCATATAGTTAATAGATACAGTCCTATTCTTGTCAGAAACGACACCCGCCACGCTATCGTGCAGCTGGCCCGTGTACCAAGGATGCTCATGGTCGCCACCGAACTGCCGGGTCTTGACATTCATGTGACCGAAGCCTATTCTGGTGACGCGGGTTTCCCTCGGCCATTCGGCGTCAATCTGCTTAAGCGCGGAATCAGCGGCCTCGGACATCCACTCTCTCGCCCAGCCGGAAAGATGCTCACCGGCCTTACCAAGAGCGGTACTGAAACCCCTCGAAGCCTTGCCCCATGAAGCGGCCCTATTCCTATACTTGACAGCCATATCTAATCCCCCTGCGCCTGTTTAAGTTCAATCCTCGTGACCTTCACGTTCGTCCGCCAAGGCATATTTATGTCGCGAACGACCTTTACGACGGAACGGATTTCCCGCTCGAACTCAGTCGTTATCGTAACCGCGTCATTGATACGCACCTGCACGTCCACGCCGGGGATGAAGATGGTCGGTGCCCTCGTGATGATGGAGCGAGAATAACCCGTTCCGCCCTCCTCGTACAAGCACTCACCGTCATAGATGGTTTCCGGGTTGATTGGGTTGTCCCACTCATCCCTTCCGCCGTTATCCCGGGTGATAACGCAATGGTCCCGAAACTCAATGAACTTCATATCTCAAAAAACTTGCGTCGTACATTTCGCTCGAAGATTCGTCATCCTCAACTTCGAAGCCCCATTTGAGGCGGAGGGCATCGCCCATTGCTTTGAAGCGTGCCCTGTCCGCCATCGTAATGGTGTACCCGCCACGAGAGGCGCGTACATCGCCGACTTGCTCGGCATAACCGCCGCCAGCGAAAACCCCCAACACCGAATAGTAGATTGTCGAAGAAGCATAGTCCAGACGCATCCGGAACTCACTCTCGGACATTGAATCGGAATCAACCTCGTCGTCCAAGTCCAGCGGCTCAAGATTTCTCGTTGTGCCGTCAGTGTCTGTGACGACAGCCTCGATAGGACTCAAGGCGCAGCGCTCGACTACATTGTCCTGAAGGTCGAGGCCGGGCACCAAACTACGCAGATATTCTTCGACAGTCATACTTCTTCAGGTTTTTAGCTTCCGCTGATAGTAATCAGATAGAACATTTCCTGCGGGCGGTTAGGCACGCAAAGAGCGGTCAGTTCAGACCACCAGTCCTGGGTCTTTGCCTTTGCGTCGTACTCGTACTGGATGAGGCCCTTGCCGCCGAAGAACGTAGCGTACATCGCGGAGGAATCGGGAACCAGCGGGAGGACGGACTTGATGGTGCCAAGAGGACCGGCGGGGTAGAATACATAGGTGTTCGCGTTGAAGGTGCGAATAGCGGTGCGGACGAGCTTGGCGTCCGGCCCCTTGCCTTCGAGTTTCTCGACTGCGGCTAGGCCCTCACGGAACTTGATATTCGCGAGAGGGATGCCGATGATTTTGGCGAACATCTGCTTCACCTCGTCGTCGTCGGCGCTAATGCCCACCTTGAGAGCATTGGCGTCATTTTCCGGAGCGAGCACGAGGTCGGGACGGAGCTTGTAGCCAATGGCCGTGCGCCACTTGCTGTGGTCCATATCCTCCAGCCAGGACTGTTCGTCGACTTCGAGCATGATGTTCTTCCAGCCCTTGCGCTTCAGAGCGCGGACAATCGTGCGCATATCCTTAACAGGATCGGAGGCAGAACCTTCGTGATCGGCGTCCTTATTGGCCGCGTCGGTGTACCAACACTTGTTGCCGGAAAGGGTGGTAACATTCTCGCTCGGAACCTGTGCATAGAAGTGTAAGCCCTTGATGCCTCGCGGGTTGTTGTCGGCGGTCAGATAGAGCTCGCGGTTGGAGACCATCTGGTCGCGCTGGTAGGTCATGGACAGCTCGTGAGCATTCTTGATGTCGCTGAGGCCGTTGAACAGGAGGTCGAGAGCATACTGTTTGGCAGTGGTGTTCTGGAAGTCCAGCTTGGAGACAGCGTCAAGATACTTGCGATAATCGTCCTCGTCCCAGATGAAACGTGCCTTCTGGCGAGGGACAACGCCACGAGCGCTTTCAAAGCCCTCGGTACCGAAGGGGATAGCCTCGGAATCCTTGTCGGTGTAGGTGGCCATCACCTTGAGGCGGTTGCTGACGATCAGCTGCTCATAGTCGAAAGTAAGAGAAGAGACGGGATCCCAGGAGAAACCGTCGAGGTTGAGATCCTGGATGTTGCCGAAGCCGATAATATCGCGGATATACAGGCTGAAGCTCTTGGGAGAAAGGATTCCAGCTTCATCCATAAGGGTATAAAAACCCTGAGAATAACGATTTGCCATAGTTCTTTCCTCCTAAAATTACAGTTCATACTGGAAGTCGATGTTCGACAGCGCGTCCTTGTAGAAGTCCGGCATCGCGGGGATGCGGTCTGCGAGGATGGAGCCTTCAGTCACGACAGCGATGGTTCCGAGCGTGGCGTTGTCGGAGTCGACGACGACCTGGCGCCAAGACAGGCCGTTCGGAAGAACAGCAGCCTTGTTGCTGCCAGCGGCAGAGACGATCACGAGGATGTCACCGTCGGCGAGGGAGCCGAGGGAATTCGCTGTGATGGTGAACTGATACTTACCAGCGTCAGTGCCAGTAAGGGGGGTGGCAGCGCCAAGGGCCACAGCCTTAGCGGCAACGCCAGCGGAAGTCATCTTGCCGACAATCATACCCTCTGCAGGGATGACACCGGCCTGCGGCTTCAGCACGAGCGTGGTGCCATCAGAAGTGACAGCGCCCACCACGGTGAAGGTCGGGAGGATGGTAACAGTACCACCCATTTTGTCGAGGCGGACGGGCAGGCCAATCGGGTAGATGTCCCCCTTCTTGGCACCGGAAATGTCGAACGTGCCGCCCGCAATCTTGCGCTTGTTGACCTCAAGCCAGACCGGCATTACAGATGCCGGGTACTGCTTGGTCTCAGGCGAGAAAAAAGCGTTTCCGTAGTTGCTCATTTCAAGTTAGGTTTTGGTTAATTACTGCGTGTCTTTGGGAAGACGGCCCGCGTCTTGAAGACGCTTCTTCTCGGAACTCCAGTCGACCGTCCCTTCCTCGTCCTCCACGGGAGGGTCCGCCTTGAATGGCTTGGAAGTGTCAACGCCCTTCCTGGATACTGCCTTGTTGAAGTAACCAGTGGCCTTTTCGGCCAGCTCGTCTGCCGTCATCTTGTTCCCGGTCGCCTCGTTCATCTCAACCGCCCGGTCCCAGGCATCGTCGGCCTCATCCTTGTACTTTTTGGCGTAATCGCCACCGAAGAACTTGGTGCGTGCCCCTTCCAGCGCGGCTTTCGTTGAGTTGGCGTTTTCCAGAGTCTCGATTTTCCGGATGAGCGGGGCTACAGCAACCGCTACAGCGTCGGCGATGGTCTTCGCGAGGTCTGGCTCGTTCTTGTCGTCGTCACCGTGATTGTCATCGGTCTCCGGATGCTTTGCCTTGTAATCTGCAAGTGCTGATTCGGCGGCTTCTTTTGCGCGTTTGATGCCGGCGACTTCGCCTTGGATTGACGTGGCGAGGATTTTGACATCGTCGCCCTTTACAGCGGCATCGATTTCTTCCTCCTTGGTAACAGACCCCTTCCCAACGATATAGTCCGCGAGCCTGCCAATGGTTTTTTCGCTAAGCCCAAGCCCTTTATACTCGGCGCTCAAGGCTTCTTCAATTTCCTTTTTCATATAAAAAGTCTAGATTTTGGGACAAATATACAAAATTTTCAAACAAGCAAGAAAAAGCGGCACAATATTTGAATATTATGCCGCTCATTTTTAATTCTGGATGCTCTTGCCGGGCGCCTGGTTGTTGACATCGCCTGGATTGCCCTTCGGATCTTCGTCCTCTCCACCGCTGTCGACACCATACTTGGCTTTCGCAGCCGCTGGCGCCTCTGCCTTCATGGTCAGCTCTTCTTCCCACTCCTTCGTTATTTGTTCGTAGTCACCAACATGCGAATTTGGAATATCCTGCATCGCGGACTTGCGGGACTTCACGCGGGCGTACACCTGGTCAAGTTCCATCTTCAGAGATTCTGCAGCGTTTTGGGGGATCCATATCTGCTGTCCGACGGATATTCTTATATTACTATATCTTTTTACATCGCCCTCTACCTTGCCTACCAGAGCCTTGAATACAAGCATCATCTGCTTGACGCTCTTAAACACCTCCGGCCAGTGGATTTGCGCCCACTGTATTTCTGGAGCATAGAGGATTTTCATTGTCGAGCTGCTGTCGCTGCCCTGCTTTATCACATCCGGGCTAATCTTCACAGACATCGCTCCGTCCCTAATATCCTCATCGAGGCCGTCGATATGTAGGTCGGCGATGTTCGATGCATCCGCAGGTGCGACGAACTTCATGTCGGCGTGGGCAAGGCTGTCCGCAGTACCCTTCACGCCGACCGCCTTGTTCGCGAGCCCGTTCGGCGGAAGGCTTGTCGTCTTCTCTGCCTTCATGAACAGGATTGGCATCGCGGTACCTTTCAAGTGTTCTCCGACATAAGTCTTCGCATCTTCCAGCTTCTCAATCGCCGGCTGAACTGGCCCGGTAGGAATGTCGTTGAACCGGAAGTAGATACACTGACACAAGTTGCCGGCCTGCCCTTCCAATGCTCGCACGAGGATATAGCCATCTTCGCTCTTTTCGGGCGCCACGCCATCCGGGACAAACATCCTGTAGTCATCCATTTGATCGTCCAACATCATCCACGTTTCCCGCCTCTCCGGCGTGAAAATGTCTACGGCGTCGTGGGTGTTGAACTTGTATTTCCTGGCTAGCGTCTTCCTGCCGTTGAAGTCTATCTGGGGAAACAGCACCGAACCCTCCTCATAGCCATAGACCTCGTACTGCAGAGGGTCGTCATCGTCATCTGTCTGATACCAGTACACTGCGCTGTCACCCGTACGCATCGCATACCACATCGCCTCGATAAAGGCGGTCTTCATGCCAGCCGTATCTGCCCATGACATTAACTTCTGGAAAGCCTCCTCGTCCTCCGATTCAGATGCCGTCCAAAAGCCGTCTGCAGCGAAATGCGAAATCTTCTTCGAGATAATCTCCCACTGCTTGCTGATCGGCACCGTCTCGATTTCATCATAGCCGATTATGGCCCATTTTTCCTTACCGTTCTTGTTCATCTCGCCCGTCGGCCCATAAACGGGGCGCCGGGACATGATTTGTGAATTAATCTTGTGGGCGGCAGAACACACCTCTTCCAGGAAGTTCTGCTGCGTCAAGACCTGTAGCTTCGACCCGCTGCCGCCGGGAGAGTCGTCCTTGATGACCCTTACCCACGGCTTCTTCTTGGCCGGATTGATGTAGTCAGAAATGTTCATAGTTCAATCGCGATTTTATAGGTTATCCCACCCAGACTACGCCAGGAGCGCGTCCGCCCCCGTAGCCCGAGAAAGGTAATGAAAAGATATCATCGTAAGCATCATCTTCAATTTCCGGAGAAGGCTGCTTCTTCGGGCGGGCGTCGAGCTCGAAGAAGGAGCGAAGGCAGATGGTATCCATTAAATCTGGAGAATTTTTCTGATGCCTTGCTTTATACTCCAGCTTCGACAGGTAGTATATTTTCGTGTTCTTTTTTGTCGTAACGAAAAGGTCGGTAGCATCGAATAATATATCCCTGAGGGTCCGGAGCTCTCCAGTTTTCCCGTATGGAATACGAGTATTCAAATCCATACTGGTACTCATCTTTCCGGTCTGTATAAGAACTTTTGTCTTGCCTAATAACTGGCTACGCACATTAAAGTATTGTTCGAGGGTAACAGGGTTTCCGTTTTCATCATACTCTTGAATGGGAGACTTGTTGCTAGTAATCGGATTTGCATTTACATAGTCTTTGAGGAAGAATCCCAGACCGCTTGCATCAAACGCGAAATTATTCTTCGGAACGCCATATTTAGCCAATGTCGCCTCTATCCAAATAGGGAGTTCCTTCATGTTTCCGGTAAATGTCTCAATAGCAAAAAAGCGGAGTCCTTTCCATAATACCATCTGGCAGCCGTCCGGCTTTTCAGAAGATGCCGCGCCGGAAATATCCATCGTCGCATAGAGGTTTTCGTCGTCCGTCTCTGGATTAGTTGCCAAATCGAGTATCATCTGTTTAGTGACCGTGCTCTTGGATGACTGAGAGGGGCCAAAATACGCTTCTGCAAGGATTGCACGCTGCGTTTCTCCGACATTGTGAAGGTTTGCGACGGACTGGCCTCCTGTTGCATTGACAAGTTTTCTGTTGCCAGATGCATGTCCGGTGAAAAGAGTAAACGACTTGACCATATTTGCTTTTGTAAGACCAGCGGCGCGGTCTTCGTCGTTGAGCTTGATGTTCGCAGCCGCGACCACCTCTTCTTTCGTGTCGCCCCATATCACATCTTCCGGCTCATCCCCCTTGACATAGAAATATCTTGTCTTTCCGTCCCAGTCTGGTTTTAGGTGCCAGTCACTACCGATGTATCCAGCAGTAAGGAGGAACGCAGTCGTCCAATGCTCGTACTTCGGGTTGAATGCCAGGATAGTTTGCGGAGATATTCCAGACGAATCTCGATTTCGCGAGAAAATGTATGTGAACATCTTGAACTGCTCGATAGCGGTTGCCTCATCACACATAAACAGCGCAGACTGCTGTTTCTTATACATCTCCTGGAAATCATCCCACTCCTGCGGATTGTCCGCGTTAAAGTTTGCGTGAAGGAACTGAATAGCGTTGTTCCATTTCGGCCAAGAGAATGTCGGAAGTTCGCTCGACGACACCTCGCAGTTCGAAAAATTTCCCCAGACAGTCTGACCGTCACGGAACATACTGGTACCCTTCTTGGAGTCCAGATTTCGAACATTGATCAATCGTGCCGTATAGCCATAAACGCCAACGCCCTGCAACGCCTTCAGCATCATGCCGAATGTCTTCCCGGACGTAGCCTCTCCGCAGATAAATATCAAATTCGACATACACCGTGCGAGGTTTTCCTGCAAGCCCTCCTGCGGCATAAGGTCTATATTGTCTCGCAGGATAAAGTCTCCGACCTTATCGTACCCCTTATCCTTGACAGTAGCCTTCTTCCTCTCTACATGCTCATAGAGTGGCGGGAACTTTGCATCTTTATTACGCAGCCTAAACATAGATGCGCAAATATAAGAAAAAAAATAGAGCGCACCATCCGATGCGCTCGTTTTTATTGCTTCTCAGGGCCTCTTTTAGAACGGATCATTTCCTCCCTGAGCCTGAGCGCCCTGGGCTGAGAATTCCCAGCACTCGACGCGGCTGTACCATTTCCCTTGATATTCTCGCGACGACACATCCGCCTTAACATGGACCTGCTGGCCGACCTTCAAGCGCGAAAAAGCCTCTGCGTCGCGGCTGTTCTCACATGCAATCTTCGTACTGTAGCGACCGTCTGGAATCTCAAATGCGACAGTTGCTCTCGCCCAAGGACCTCTTTGGCCCACTCCAGTCTGGAGCGGAAGGACGGCGATAACCTTTCCTGTAAATTCAATCGTCATATTTACTCGTTATTTTGTGTTTGTGGTGTTCCTTCAAGTTCCGTGCCATCCTCGACGCGCTCGCAGTTCTCCTCGACAAATTTTCTGTATTCGCACTCATCGCAGGTGACAGGAAGGTAGCGTCTGGGCAATTCATCGGCCTGTTCCTCTTGTTCCAACAGCCCGACTTTGTCCATCAATTTTAAGACGAACTCAGGATCGTCGGCCTGCTCGATGTCATCCGCCAGCGAAATAGCAAACTCCGTCGCCTTTGCCTTCGCCCTCGCCTTCCGTTCCTCCAGCGTCTGCGGCTTCTTTATATCTTCAAAATTCCGCTCTTCCTTATCGAGAAGCTTTTTGATTGCCGACCGGTACGCATCAGCATATTTCTGCACATCGGCCATCGCGAAGAACTGCTTTACGGCATCCTTCATCGCCGCTGTAGCTTTAGACCCGATGTAGTCTGGTCGGACAAATTTCAGGAACGCATCTTCCTTGGGGCATCCGGAAAGGATGACCCAGGTGATGCAGTCCATCTCCTCCGGCCTGAGGTCGAACTGGCCGGACGGCCTAATCTGTATCAGTGGTTTCGCCATAGGTTGCAAAGATAGTTAAATTAGTGCGGAAGTGCAAGGTATTCTGACAGAATGGCGCGGAACTGCTCGACCGATCTACACACGACGTACTTGTACCCCTCGGCCTCGATTATCTGCTGCCATTCCTGCTGAAAACTTGACTGTCGGCCCGTTTCCGTTTTCATTTCGATACACAAGGCTCCATAAGGGCCGCGCTTCATCATAAGGATTAAGTCGGAAACGCCACGAACGATACCAGTCGCACGCGCCTTCGCTCCGAGCATGGCGTTTGCATCCGGACGCTCTAATTCATTTTTCACATGGAACAGCCGATGCCGCGTCTCTGGAAACTCGTTCCAAGCTACGCGGATGCAATCGGCCTGAATCTTCATCTCCGGCTGACCGTGGCTGCGCTTCTTCTGCTGCGGCGGGGTCTCAATGATCGGCATCTTCCAATTCGTATTCAAGCAATCTTACTGCACATTCTAGGACATCTGCGGAGTCTTTCATCGGGCCATAGTTCATCGGAATTCCAGTCTCAGCTATAAGGTCTATCAGCCTCGACAGAGACCAGGCGGGGATAACTTTCGGCGCAATCAAAGGCATGGCGTTCGGCTGATAACATAAACAAGGGACGAGCCCCAGAAATTGCTCCCATCTCATATCAGCACTCTTCGGGTCAATACCTGCAGCAAGCAGCCGCTTCGACTGCTCGATTGTTGTTGCTATTTGAGATTTTCTTTCCTCCATTTTTCAGTCGCTTCGAGTATATTTTCTAATTCTGTCTTAGATTTATCAACCTTACGCTTCCAATACCATTTGGATAAAAAAGCAGACTTAACATAGCGTTCTACATTTTTAAGATGTTTTTCTCCAACTTCCATCTCTAATTGTAGGCAAATAGATTCCATAAGCTCCGGGAGTTGTTCGGTAAGCTCTCGGTATGCCTCATTCGCTCTTTCAATAGATTCTGCCAACTCTTGAGCTACATCTTCGGATAGCGGCGCAATCTCGCTACTCAATGTATTTCCTTTCAGCTCCTCCGCCTTCCTTCTATACCACGCAGCCTTAGACCGGTCGGTCTCAGCCGTGTTACCTTCTTTCAGCCCGGCACGCCAAATGTACTTGAACTCGTTGCACTCGCAGAAGTTTATGACTGCTTCGGTTCCGAACTTCTCGATCATTACATCAATGCACTCCCTACCGTTCTTCAAGTAGTAAGCAGGATGCTCTACCCGGTCTTTGCTAAATTTGTTTCCATTCATAACCCTTGTATTTTTCTAAAGGCTTTCGCCCTTTGTTTTGTCTGTGGTTCACGCACCCGCTAATCATTGTTCTATTATATCCGTTCAGTCTCGCTGCTTCCGAAACGGACTTGTATATTCGAATTAAGACGCCATCCTTAAATTGCCCAATCCTTTTATCTCCGTCGGAAGTATGCAAACCAGTCTCCCGTGCATGTCTAATATTCTCCTTATTTGTAACCCACTCCAAATTTTCCAACGAACAATTTAATTTATTTCCGTCAATATGGTTTATTTGCGGCTTATTTAGCGGATTTGGAATAAAGGCTATTGCAATAAGTCTATGTAGTGTCTTCAGATAGAACTTTTTATCATTTCGTAAACTCAGGACATAATACCCCCTCTTCCCAACACTTGGCTTTCTCTCTTTCCCGCTCTTAACATTTCGGACCCTTCCGTCTTTTGAAATTTGATAATTCGGAAACCCATCTATGGTTACCCATATTTTTTCTTGTTCCATTGTTAAAATCAAAGTCCCGAGTTTCAAATAGTGATGCGAGCACTATCCTACTAATCGGGACTCTTAAATTTCTATCCACCTTCTCGCATAAGGCGTTTAACAATGCAAATATACGAAAAGTTATTGATTATTCAAATATCTTCCTGTAATGCTCGCACAGCGCCTCGCGGGTGGGGAAAGCTCGCGATTCGGCCACGCATCGGACAGGTCTTATAGCAAACGGAGCAACTACGTGTAAAGGGTCTTTCACCTCCAAAACCTTATAGTCTGCTACCCCGTAAACTCGTACAACCTCGCTTTCCGTGATTTTTTCGGTAATGTGCTCGAAAAACCACACCTTGTCTCCTGGTTTCATAGCAAGAAGTCGTTAGCGGTGGAGATGGAACAGCGGTACACTTTCTTAAGCTGGTCCATATAGAGAGCGTTGCCTGTTTCCTCTCTTTCTTTCGTAGAGGACACCTTTACGAAGAGGTCACCTCCAAGTTCTTCCTCGGCCTCTCTCAGAAGCTCGATGAATTTCTGCTGATACTTTTCGATTGGTTTCATTACTGAATTTGTTTAACTGCCTTCATCATTCCGTGAGCGATAGCGACCGCCGCTTCCTCGCTTTCCTCGACGATATGGCCGAGGGAGTTTATGATGGAGTGGCGCACTTCCTCTGCGTCCTCGACATTCGCCCAAGCCACGGCTATCTCGCCTTTGTGAATCATCATAATTCCGCGATACCCGTTATCCTCCAGCCAGGATACGATTTCGTTCAACTTCTTGGTTTCTTCTGCTGACGGAGCGTATCCGTCCTGATGTTTCATTTTTGCCATATTACTCAACTTTTACTCCTTTCATTTTCTCGGGACGGCCCCGTAATACCGAATCAATGCAGTTCGTCGCCCACTGCTCCAAGTATGCCAGCGGCTCGCTTTTGTCAAAGCCGCCAAGAGGAATGTCAAACTGCTCGCTCAAATAGGCTATGTAGTGCAGAGCCTCGTGGGCGCATACACCGGCACCGCATCCTCCAGGCAAGAAGATTGATACAAGACATCCTCGCATCAAACTCTTTTTATTCCCGACAATCACAGTATTAGCATATTTGCTTGAATCATACTCAAATGTGTCGCCAAAACTATCCACCATTTCACCATAATTGTTGAAAGGATAAAACAGTTCACTAATATCCTCGGTACATGGTTTCTTACATACCCATAACCTTGTCGGATATATCACCGGGTCAAACTCGTAGATCACTGATTTCATAGCAGCTCGGGACTATCGTGAATATTACCGAGAACATGGAAATTGGATTCACACTCTACTGTGCAATACCCGTCGTTATAAGTATCATGCTTCTGAAAACTAAAATCGCGCGGATATTTTTTATTTTGTTCCCGGATTAGAAAGCGTGCAGTCTCCGGGTCATAAATGGTTACTCCAATAGTTCTCCAGTCAAATGGAGACTCGTGGACTTCCACTATATCCCCTTCAAAAATTTCCACTCCGTCCTCATCATTCAAGCCCGTGTACTGGCCGACGGTATTCTCATCCACCCAGGTTGGCCTATCGCTTTCTTGACGAATATGATGACCGTCTTCCGTGAGATCTTCTTTCTCAAATATGTGGCAGCAGCCATCTATTAAAGCAAAAGTCCCATATACCCATCCATAGATGTCAGACTTTCCTCTGAACTTAATTTCTCTCATTTCTCGTATTCGCTTTTCTCTAAAAGTTTCACATCGTCCGCCTCAATCAGAATAGCCTTACCATCTTCGTTCTGCAGCCAGTCTTGAATAGTTTCAATGGATTCCCGCACGACCGAGAAGGATGGCTTAACCAAAGGTCTTTCGTGCCAGTGCGAGCAACCATCGCAGCAAGGTTCGGCTATAAGATTGCCTACGCCCTCTAACATCTTTACGCACACGGGGAATATGTCGCAGTCTACGCGTCGGTTCCGTCTAATCTCGATGTCCATAACTACTCCTCCACCATTTCTACGGTTATCTTCACTCGCTTTCCACGGAATTCGTCGAGATCAAAGGCTTTCGGTCTGTTCTGATTGAATGGAACAAAATAACTCTGCCTTACCCCATTTATACCAACAGGATACGCCTCAACTTGAAATTGAAATCCATCGTCACTGTTGTATTGAAAACCAACTATATGGCCAACTTGTTCTGAAATAATCATATTCTTACTTTTTACGCTCATCCCCTACAATTCTTGTGCCATCATCATTAATAACAACCACCTTGGGGCAATTCCCGTGACCACTGGTCAAGCATGGGACTATTGACCAAGGATAGCAAATTACGCCGTCCTGTGAAACATTGATTTTACCTAAGATGTTGTCACTCATCGCCATCTACCTCTAATACGCCAGTAACGGGATAGTGTCCGCCGCCACCCGTCAAAGTGGTTAATGCTGCATTTTTAAAATAACTAGCCTTAACAGCAAATGCGCACCTATCCCGTGTTATATTGATTGGTATAACTCTATGACAATCGTTCCTGTCGTCCCGAAGTCGCCCGTCAATAGCGTCTGCACCCCGTACTTGTAATACCCCGACAATACCGTCTTCGCTATCCCCTTCCCCGCAGTATTCAAACACGCCCGTCGCACCATAATCTCCTCCGATGAAGAAGTTGACGAATCCATTTTTGTAGTATTGCGCCTTAATCGTGCGGCTTGTTCCATCATTCTCCGTGTTCCAAGGCGTTACGCTTTTCATCGCTCAATCCAGCTATAAAATTGTCTACTCTTTCCTGGTCGAGATAATATTTCTCATCCACCTGCTCCTCCAGCACATCCTTCAGTTTCTTCTCAAGGGGTATGGGCTGAGGAAAATCGTACCACGCTTCACCGAGAATGGAAACCAAAAAACAGCGCTCTCTGTTCTGCGGAACGCCAAAGCCCTTGGCGTTAAGAACCCTGATAAAGTTTGTGTATCCCTGCGCAGATAGAAAGTCCATCCACTTGTGCAGACCGGGCAGGAACTTTTTGCTCGTGATGGCCTTTACATTCTCCATCAAGAGGTATTTCGGTCGCTTCGCTACGATGGCCTTACGGCACTCCCACAGTAGAGAACTGCGGGTGCCAGATCCTTCCTCGAAGCCCGCCTGTGCTCCAGCGTTGCTGATGTCCGTACAAGGGAAACTATAAGTGAAAAGGTCGAAATCGGGAACTTGAGACCAATCTATTGTGCAGATATCACCAAAATTCTCAGTCTTTGGATGGGTAGCGTTGTACCCCATTATGGCGTACTTGTCTATCTCGCTGATGCCTACCACCTCGTGATTTACTCCAATGTTCCGAAGCGCCATACTTTGCGAACCATAGCCCGCAAATGCCTCAAAAACGCGAAGGGGCTTGTCACCAAAGTCCATATTCCTGAAAATACCCTCCAAAACGGGAACAACAATACTATTGCCCGCCATCTTATAGAGTTGGCTGTCGCTGATGCCCGCCGCCATCATCTTTGCAATGTCTTCGTCACTTACACCCATCAACCTAAGACACTCAGTAGGGGTGAGTTTTCTAATTCGATACTGTTTTCCCATATCTATTTCTATCAGTTTCCATCCATTCTTTAATGCGTAGTTGCCCCAAGTGGGCAGAACCGTTCCTACAATATCCGTGCCGGAGTGTAGCCTATGGTTATAGTCGTCGAATGGGATTATCTTCTTCGTAAACCTCCAATATTAACACCTCCATCGTCTTCCAGCCGCCGCCCACATTCGTGTGAATGCAGTTTACCCACGGAAGGGTTGTTTGTTTGACAATGATGCCCTTTTTGTCTCGGGTGCGGCTTATTCCGTATGCTGCATCCATACTCTAAAACAGTTTCGGCGAGGAGCCCTCGCTATTCCTTTTATGTTTGATGTTCTGCCAGACGGTCTTGTCGAACATAAACCAGAACTTTCTTGCATCGGCTTCGGTCTTTCCCGGACTGCAAGCGAGATATGCTTTCATACAATTCCGTTTCGCGTTGTCCGGGTCTTTCAGGCCAACTTGAACGCAGATACGGTTAAGTTTCCACCCGAGCTGCCGCTTCTGAACTACAAACTCTTCAATACTCCCAGCCTCGGATTCTTCCTCGACCTTTTCCAGATGCAACTGATACTCATACTCGGCTGTGCGAAATACATAGCCACACTCCTTGCAGACCTTCAGCGTAGTCGGAACAAGGCGACCGCAGCCATAATGTCCGTTGCAGTCCTTCTTCGTCGTGTCGCATATCTTCATCGCCATCACACCAGATGACGAGTGCTCATCGTGTTGTAGGCTCCACTGCCGGTCAGCCTCGTACACACCGAACTTTGCGAAGTTCCGTCCAGCATCAAGCACCGTAAACTCGTGCTTTGTATCCGTCACCCTGGAGCCGCGTCCGGTGGCTTGTAGATACCTCGTTATAGAAACAGTGGCAAAGTTGAGGATTACAACCTCAATATCACGCTGATCAAATCCTGCGACTGCAACGCCGACGTTAACCAGCACCTCGAACTTATGGTCTTTGAAGTCTTGGAACACATCGCTCCGCTTGCCGCTATATGTGTCGTCGCTATCAAAAGAGCCGGACAAGACATACTTTGCAGAGATCCCACGCTCGTTGAACATCTCCGTCATTTCAATAGCTTGTTTTGCCGATACGCAGAAGCAGATAGCCCTTTTATGCGGAGTCAAGCGCATATACTCATCAACAATGCCGGTATAGATAGCTTTGTTCTCGAATCGCATAGCGAGTTGCTTACGGTTGTAGTCGCCAGTGCCAGAGTCTATATTCAGTCCCTCTAACGAAGGCGCGATAATCGAATAATGGTTTGACTTCGCCAGATAGCCTTGCGCGATGAGCTCCTTCGTCGATATGGTCGTGACCATCGCTCTGTAAATATCGCAAAGCTGCTTTTGGTGGCTTCTTCTGGCAGGCGTTGCCGAGCAGCCCAGGAGCCAGACATTCTCTCGCAGATACGGATGAATGAAGTCCGTCGTGCAAGAATGTGCTTCATCAATAACCACAAAATCGACCGTCTGCAACCAATCAAGCCACTCCTGCTTCTCAAGCCGTCTCCGTAAGGTCTGCGCCATACAGACGATACACATCCCGGTCGGCACCTTCTTGTTCTTCGGCGTGACATACTCAACTTGGATTCCCATCGCTTCCAATGCACCACCGTTCTGCGTCAGAATCTCGCAGCGGTCGGACAAGATAAGGACTCTATGCCCCTTCTCTATCGTCTTTGAAGCGATATAACTGAAGCAAACGGTCTTGCCGAACCCACAAGCGGCCTGGAGCATAACCTTACGGTAACGCCCTAATGCAAATCTTACTTCCGAAACCGCCTGTGCCTGGTATTCTCTTAACTCTATTGCCATATCAGAATACCACTACCATTGACGGGAACGGTGCTCCCTGCTTTGAATCGTTGAAATGAAGCCGGCCACGGATGAAGCGGATTTCTTTGGCCTTGTGATAGATGTAGTCGTGGAAATAAGCCGTGTCTGTCCTGGCGGGAATGAGCATAACCACGACTTCGCAGTTCTTGCTCTCTTCGTGGCACTTTTTGACCCACTTGCCGATCTCGCGCCCGTATGGAGGATTGCAGAACACTCTCGTTCCTGCCCCCCCCATTTTTTCGTAAGTCCGTCATCTTTAATAGTATAGTGTCTCTCACACTTAGCGTTCTCGTGCGTGCAGCACGGGTCGAGATTGAAGTGGAACTCCGCATCCAACTCCTTATAGAAGTCGGTCGGAGTTGCCCACTCATTACTGTTCGATGAAAATAGTCCTTTGTTAATCATACTTGTGGATGGGCAGGACTCGAACCTGCATCAACAGAAACGGGCTTACCGGGAATTACGCCTCCACATCGGGAATATTGCAACCTCTCCCTCTGCTGCTCTAACCTATTGAGCTACCCATCCAAAAATTACTTACCAACCCCATCCTCCTCTCGGACGGAAGAAAAGGAAGAAAAACAAGTCTGATAATACCGGATTGACTTGCATAATCTTACCAAGGTCGGGCATCGCATCCGTTGCCTTCTCGGGATGTTCGACACATTCCTTTGCAAAAACGCCAATCTCATCTTTAAGCATCTCAGCAGCTTCTTCTGCTGTTTTACCCTCTGATTGAAGGCGCTCTGATTTTTCTTTTATTTCTTTCCAGTCCATAATTTTAAATAAAAATCGGTGCGATATTTTATACTTATCTTATCACAAGACCAATCTCAGGCCAACTACCGCTTGGAAGTCTGACTCTTTGCTTCCGCGCAGGGCGGATTCCCACCGCCATCTCCGCACCGATACGCCGCCGTTAGTGCACTCCTGGGCAATTACGCCGTGGTCTGTCGCCAAACAAGGTCTCCGGAGTTGCGTACACACGTCATACGGTGACAAATCTACGGCTCTCACGTAGCAAATCGCAACCTTGTCGGCTCATGGGCTCACGCGGCAGCTATCCTACTATAGCCCATTTTTCGGATTACGGCACTGGCCGTTCTTCCTCTTGAGGTTTAAAGCGTTTGATATAGACCTTCACCCGGTCTCCGACATCCCATCTTCCACCATCGCCGCGATAGCCTACGATGTCCTTTCTGTCGGTAAACACGAATTTCTTTGCGTGTTTTATTCCTTCCTCTGAAAAAGCATCGACTATTTTTCCAACCCCGATATTCTCGTACTTATCCTCCGGCTCTTCCGCTTCCGGAGACTTCTTCAGCGCGGAGATGACATCATCGGCGAATGCGACGGCCTTGTCAGCATTTACTTTGTCTTTTGCGAGGTCTCTCAACACATACTCCTTCACCAACTCATACCGCCTCGGCTCCCAATTGTCCATCTTTGCGATATAATCGCTCAGGCTGCTCATAATTCCACCGCCGAACGGGTCTTGTGTGACGAAATCCCATTCGAGCGTCAGATGCTCCTTGATGTGTTCATTACCATCGGAATCGATATACGACACCCAGTCATTCTCGCTGCGGGCACCTTTCTCGGCGGTCTCCCAGGCAACGATCTCTACCGGCTCATCCGTCTTACGGAGGCGGTACTTCAAAGTAAATAAATTGCTCGTTTCCATAATTATACTTGTTTGTTTATAAGGTTACTTTCAGTCTCTTCCCACTCCTGGCCGTCAAAAGATATCCACACCTTACCACCGGCTTTCATTACAACAGCGGTCAGCGCAACCATCTCAGCCTCGCCATTCTCCATCATTTCTATCGCTCTATCCCAATTCATCAACGATATCGAGTTTAACTAAGTTCCAAGTCCTTAATCCATAACGCACCCTGAGTCGGTCAAACCACATGGAGCGCATTACCGAAAATTTACAACCCCACAACCGCTGACACACATCGTCCATGACTTCCTCCTTCACTTCGCCCCAGGTCGCAATATATGTCGGCCTGCATACCTTTCCGTCCGTCGTTATGAACAAGTCGTCCGTATCCGGCCTCGCCTGCTCGTAGTAGTCCCTTCCAAGCGCCTCCGACGGGAAAAGCACTTCCGGAGCGTACTTTAGGTTTATCCTATATCGCCCTCCGGGACTAATTCTCCTCTGGCTCACCTTTTTCATAGATAACCCACAAACATTCTCGCTCGCTTACGGCATCCGGCGAATGGCCTTCCAGCTTCGCGTTCTGCTGCCACCTGGCGAGGCATCCCTTAATCGTTATGCCATACCGCATCCGGCTCAGTATATCCGCAGCACCTGCCACCATCGAAATCTTCCTTACAGAAAAAATCTTGTATGTCCCGCCGTTAAACAGCCGTATGCTGTCACCCCTCTTCGCATCAAGCCATTCTTTGTTATAAACATACCCGATAGGCAGCAGAATATAATCCAGCTGGAAATCGCCAGGCTCGCTATGCTGCGCCTTGAATATCTTCGCCTTTTTCGGCTCTTTTTCAAACTTTGCCATTATTGCTTCTTTATGTTATGCGCTGCAGTCCAAATTGCCATCTCGAAATCGTCAAGCGCGTGCGGCCCGAGATTTCCTACCTCTCCAGCTGGATACTGCTTGAATTCATACGAAAACTCTTGAATCAGCAGAATCATATCCTCGTTCTTCATATTCTTCATGTGCGAAGGGACCTTGTTCGACCAGCGTACAAACTTCTTAGCCTTGAACATAAGAATCGCAAGCTCGTTCGGGTACTCCAGCCACTCCCCGACGCCCATGATGTAAAAGCGCATCGTCATCGGGACGATAACAAATCCCATGCCCTGCGCCTTCCTGATGCCGTCGATATAGTCCGTGCAGGAATACGGAAACCGCTGCTCACGCGCCCACTTATGAATGATGAACCGCCAACGCCGCCAATCGAACTCCTCGTCCGGGAAGCCCACGAGTCCGTAACGGCCACTGTGAAGCATCTCGTCATACCACGCTTGGACGGCATAGTTGTCTCCGACCTCACTAGCATCGACCACGCCGCGCTTGAAGCAGTAATCCATCAAGCGCAGCAGGTCGGTGCCGTTCTTCTTTGTTATCGGACTGTTCATCGCTTCTTCAAATCTTCGCCCTCAACATACCACTCGCCCTTCTTGAACTCGGACGGATTGATCAGCGCGTCAATCATCTTGTCGAAAAGAATGATTCTGTCGCGCATCGCCGCAATGCTCACCCCGTAGTCCTCCCTGCGGAACTTAAACACAAGGCCACGCCAAGGTGCTAACGGGGAATCCGTATCCGCCATGATATCATCATCCTGGTAAATGTACTTCACCAGCAAAATCTCCTCGACGGCGGAATTCGAAATAAACTGGCCAATGAGCTGGTCCCCGTGATCCTTCCATACGGCAAGTTTCTTCTCTTCGTAGGCGGTATAGTCGTCGCCGAAGAACTCGATGGCGGTGTTCCCGACAAGCGTCTTATACTCCAGAACGATGCTCTCGTCGGGCGTGAAAGCGTCCGGGCTCGCACCGACCGGGCAGTCTGTGGCAATCCAGAAGGGGATTTCCGGGAGGTCCTTGGAATACACAATCTCGCCCAGCCCAAGGTTTGCCTTGCACCACTGATGGATCATCGGCTCCTGCTCGTTGCCGATATCCATAGCCTTCGCGCTGACGGGATGCGAGAAGCCGTGCTTCCGCTCCCATCGCTTCGAACGGATATAACTCAGGTTGCCGTCAATGATCTTGCCGCTGGCGCTCGTTATCTGACCAAGCTCCGACGCGGTAATCATGCCGAGGCGCCTGCGAAGCCATTTATCTTCCTTATTCATCTTATAAAGCTGTTTTCGTTAACTATTACGAACTTACCGTTGCCGAGGTCCACAAGCCAAAGCTCTCCGTCGCTCGACTGTGCCAAAACGCCGCTCTCGATGCGGTTCACGCCTCTCCAGCGCACTCTGTCGCCTACTTTCATCGGATCTTTAATGAAGGAATAGGCCCTCTCTCAGTGCCCCATCTCTCAAGTTTCCCCCAAGGGCTTTTCGCGCCATCGGTAAGGATATAGTTCGATTTCCAGACCATAAAGCCTTTCAATCTCCGTTTCAGTTTCTTCGTCTGTTCACGCCTCTTCTCCACATACTCGGAGTAAGGCATACCATCAGGTCTTTCATTCATGATTTCGCCAAAGCTGGCAATCGTGAATACTTTAGGAATTTCTTTTTTCTCTTTAGACATATTCTGATTCGTTAATTAATTTTTCATGCAGGTAGGTCCTCCGTTACACTGAGGCCGTCGATGATCGCGTCCTTCACCATGTCAGACGCGAAGTCGTACTTGTCGGCAACCTGATCTATGGTCAAGCCGTTCTTCTTCGCCCAGTCCACGACCACCTGTACCTTGTCTTCGGTCACGACCTTCTTCTTGGGCTCCTCTGCGGCTGGAATCTTGCTTATGCGAAGTCCCCAGGTCTCGCCACCGTCGTTTACATCACGTGTTTTCTCTCTCGTAAGGCGGACTGGAACATTCTCAAGCCTGGCTGGATATCCGTCACACTCGGGGAATAACTTCACCAGCCGCTTCCGGTTGGTTGCATTGAGTAGCATTGGCAGATTCGTGTACGGATTCGGCGCAAAATGCGCTACCCAAACACCATTCTCCGTTCTACCGTTGATCATTTCGCTCTCCTTGTATTCAATACGAGCAATGATAATTCTCTCGATGTCTTTCCCGTCGGGAAGGCACTCGACACCACAATGGGTGAGCTTTCCACCCTTGCGATAATGAATGTTTCTTTGATCTTCCATGGTTATGATAAATAAAGAGGCATAACGACACCGACAGACTCGTTTTCTTCGTCGATAGGATGCACGAACACACGATCAGACTCTTTCGTGAAGAGCATTTTCAAAGATTTCGTTCCAAGAGCGCCAGCGATAGCCGAGACTCTGTCTGGATTCATACCAATCTTGACGATGCTCGTGGCATCTTCCTGCTTTTCGAAGATTCGATTGAAATCCGGAGGCGTCACAGATAAATTGTCAGACAGGTAAATCTTGACGATATTATCTCCGCTTTCCGCAACTAGGACAGCGAGAGACTTATCCACGCCATCGCGATTCACGATCTCGTGGCCGACACTAACCTTTCCATACTTGACAAGCTGTTTAAGGAGTTGTCCGTGGATGGCATAACCATCAAGGAAATCACGCTGCTCCTCGTCAAAGGTAGTACACAGGTCGAGAGGAACACGTACAAGAACCCACCCGTCCGATGCGTATGCATATCCGCCACGGAAAAACACATACTCTAGCACGGGACGAACATCGTTACCCTTTGCGCACGCCATCCAGAGCTTATACTCCTTCTGGAAATTGATTGTCACTTTCTTTGCCATATCTATTTTGATTTTTCGCTTTTCCCCTGCAATTCCTGTGCCATCCGGTCGTTTTCCTTCAGCAACTTCACGCATTCATCCCAGAGCCATCCCATATAGTTATCTCCATCCACGCCGTGCGCAACACACCACATATCCGGATTTTTCTTAGCGATCATAATGGTCAAGTCGCCGAGGAACCGGTTGTACTCGTCAATCTTCTGCTGGAGCTCGCAAATCTTCGAAGCCATCATGCTCCGCTCGACCTTCTTCTCAATCCTCCGATTCATGCTTTTCTGCCTCCTTCACCCTGCAAATCCTGTGCAAGCTCATAGCACAAATGAATCAATCCTTTTCCAGTCTCGGCGACATCTTCCTCGTTGTATTCGACAGTCCTATGGTTAGGATTCTTGTCGCTGAGAATAATCAAGCAATCACCCATTAGGCGCTCGGTCATATCGAGTTTCCTCTGCAATTCGCAGATTTTTGCGACGAGAGCTTCATGCTCCCGAATCTTTTCTATTAAATCAGTCATTTTTTTCCACCTCCTTTACTGCCTTTTTGAACCGCCGGTTCACATCCCGGCTGTATTTTCTCCGTTCCTTCTTCGGCATATCCACGACCTCCTGAATCTGCTTCTCGGTCTCCAGCGCAATCTTCTCCTCCGTCTCGTCCTCAACAACGCCTTCCGCCGCGAGCTTATCCAGTCGCTTGCCGTAGCTGCGGATAGCCTTCTCAATGTCGTTCACGAACTTCTGGTCGGTAGTCAGCAGCTTGCCGATCTCGTAAACCGTGAACGCGAATCCGTGGATATCATCTTCCGTGGTCCGCGAAATCAACGCACCATACGGATGCGCGTCAGCCGTGAACCTCATCTTGAAATTACCGCTCAGCGTCTCGAAGTCAACGCTGAACTTCCGAAAGCGCCAACGGAAACCGCCAGCCTCTCCTTTCCGTACTGTGGTGTTCCTTATCCCTAAGTACCACCACTTCATAAGCTTTTCTTTCAGTCCCATATTGTCACAAAGTTAACATTTTTTTTCAACTTACACGCTCCACATGTACGCCATCCGTCCCCATCCGCGTAATAATCCGCACATTCCAATCCGCGCCAAGCCTGGACGCAGCCGTCCTGCAAGCATTATACAAGGACGCATCGAACACTATCTCCTGGCCCACGCCCATCTCGCGCATACGCGGCATGACAGTCCCGCGCCTTCTCGCGTTCTCAATTACGCGCTCCTCGCAATGCGTGAGCTTGCAATACCTACATAGCCGGTCCTCGGGAGCTACTTTCCAGATACATTTTGCCATATCACTTTCCGTTTTTGATTTTCCATTCAATCATATCACCCACATCCGCATGATCAGGGATCTCACCGATCGGTACTCCCCACTTCTCCCACCACGGCCATATATTCCCATGCTCGGACCATGCCTCCCTTGCGTCCATATCCGGCAGAAGCACCATATTAGGCTCCAACCCGCGCAGATTCGACTTACCGCCGGTCGCGACACACTGCCTGCCATACATCAACGCTACAAGCAGCGCCGTCTTCTCAGCCTCGCACACATATACCTTCTTCCCAGCATCCAACGTGTTCGCCCCGAAGTAGCACCGCCCGGAATAGCCACCCCCAACGCGATATTTCCTCGCTGGGAAATAATCCTTGTCGCGATGGCCGTCCTCCTTATAAGCTATCCGCTTGTCGAACAAAATCCTACCCTGCTGGTCGGTGTACCAATATACCGCATTTCCCCAGTTATCCGTCGTCACATTATACCTGTCCCACGCCTCCCTCACGCGCTCTTCCGGGAAGAGGCCGCACATCCAGCGGAACAACGGGCAGCTCTCCAGAGGATATGCCTTCGCACCCCTCAGAACCGCCGCCTCGACATACTTCACCTCCGGCTTTATCATCTGCCGCATCTCGTGCCCCCAGCATATAGCTTGGCTCTCACCTTTGATCATCCTAATAGCATCCTTCCAGTTCGCCGCACCGCCGAACTCAATCAGCCACTGCGGAAGAGAGATGCCCCTGCCACCTTCCTCGTACACCCATACCTCGCCTCGCGAAACGAACACCTTTATCTTATCCTTCCGCCAGGGATGCAGCGCCCCATCCAGATAGTACGGACCACATAACCGACCGGGACCGGCTGGCTTGAGTTCCATCCCCATCAGCTTCCCGGCGTTCTGCAGCGCCGTCAGCGGATCATATTCTCCTCTCATAGCTTAAAAAGGTATATTTCCGAACCCAGATTCATCCTCGTCAGTCAGTTCCGACGCGCTCACCTTCGGCACATCCTCCTCCCTGCCTATGCAGTACCAGGTCCCACTTCCCATGCGCTTCTTCTTGAAGCCGAGCTCGTCAAATATCTTCGCCACGTTCTTCCCGACCTTCGCCGGTTCGCCGTAGTCCTTGCAATACTGCTGGTACTCCGCCATCCACTCCTTGAGTGACTTCCAATCGCTGTCAAAATCACTGGGCTTCAACCCGGCCTCACGGATCCACCTGCGGGCCGAATTCGAATCAGACTTCATCGTCTCCTTCATCTCCTTGACGGAATCCGACATCTCAATCTTGAAGTTATTCGCCCGAAGCTGCCGATACCCCTCGTACATCCAGTTGAAAATCGCCATCCGGTTCTCATCACGGGCCAGCTTCGCCTCCAGCTGCAGGTCCTTGTCACGCTCATCCACCTTGTTCGGGCAGTTGATGATCAAAAACCTCCTGAAATAGCCGTCCGAGTCGTCAGTCGTCGGCGGAATGCGGTTCGCACAGCATAACATCAGCGGAATCTTCGTCACCCTCGTCATCTCCCGGCTGTACGGAGACCTCCCAATGAACGGCGAACCGCTCACAAAAGCCTTGAAATCGCCGCCTGAGAAGTCCTTATCGCTCACATCATCGCAATAATTCACGATTTTACCCTGCACCTCCGCCATGTGATAGTCCATCTGGGCGCTGCGGAACAGCTGCTCCGGCGTGAATGTCGTTATGCAGTTCGTCACCGGCTGGCCGTTCTCATCCTCGTTCTTTAACACATTAACAATAGCCTTACAGATTACACTCTTACCATTCTGCCCCTCACCAAGCACGAAACACGCATATTCAAACTTATGCTTCGCCCGGTCAATAAAAAAGGCGCCACAGAACTGCTGCAGCGTCCTACGCATACCCTCATCAGGTACCGTCTGAGCAAGAATCTTGTCCCACAAGGCACTCTTCGCGTCCTTGTCGTAGTCGAAATTCAGGATGATGTCAGTGCAATACTTCTCGCTATGCTCATGCACATCGCCAGTCACGACATCCAGCACACAGTTATTAAAGCACACATACCGCCTGTCCGGCACAAACTGCGTCCGGTCGTTCTGCATCAAAGACTCCATCTCGTATTTCCGCACACGCTCCGCAGATTCGCTGTAGTACACAATACCGACGCCGCACTTCCTTAATACATCGCGGATCAGCCCAAGAAACTTCGTCTCGCTCAGGTTCTCGAAAAACTTTCCGTTATAGACATACGTCGCCCCGATCTGGTCCGCCTTGAAGAACGCATTACCCTTGTCACCAACCTCACCGCACATATACCGACGGAACGCCTCGGCGATAACCATCTCCGTGTACTTGCTTACCCTCGAATCGTGGTCGCCGATGTCCTGTATCGTCGGGCCGACCGTCGATGTAAGGTAATCTATGATGTACTTGTAATCCATTGTCGCGGTAAAAACAAAACCCCGTCGTATGGAACACCCTCGGCGAGAAGGGTTGGCTCCGTTCCATACAACAGGGTGAAATTCTCTTTCGGAAGCGAGCCATACTTCCAAAAACCTCGGTGCAGGCCGGGGAGTCGAACCCCGCATAGGAATCGGACGCCCATCCTCATGTCGCCTTGCCATCCTTGCCGCCCGGAGCAGCCTGCATACCTGGCCTTATTTAGAGGCAGGGACAGGACTCGAACCTGCGACCCCATCCGGTACTGGCCGACCAGATGCGCTCTACCAACTGAGCTACCCTACCGAAACGCCGGTCTTTCCCGGCCTGTCAGCACTGCCGTGAATCGGGCTGCAAATATTACGCCACGGACCCTTTCTCCGAGAGGCTGGTGCAAGTACAAGTCTACTGACTCCGAAAGGATGGAACACCACCTCCATATTCACGACCTACCCTAGACGCCGTACCGTGCCAGTACCGCCGCTATTACCGTGGCAACCAGGCTGGACCCTAGGAACCAACCTCCCTTTCGGAGAAAAACTTCCGATAAAAGCTGACACACTCTCCCTCGGACGCGAACAAACGGTCCGCATCCACGATGCCCTGGTGCGCGACAAGCTGACACTGCTCCTTCACCTCCATCTGACCAGCCTCCAGACGCTCCGCAACACTCTTCTGCGAATCCTGCTTCACACCTTCTACCGCCACGGGCACATATAACACTCCGTAAACCTCGTCGGGCTCGATGGCCATCGACATGCTGTTGAAGAGATAAACTCTCTGACCTACTTCGTATTTCATATTACCTAAATGTTTAACCTATTTTCCACTACTTCCATATCCGCCGGTCCCCCTCTCGGACGGGCTCAGCTCATCCGCCTCCACCAGCTCCACGTCCGGCAGCTTCACGAATACGATCTGGGCGGCGCGCTCGCCAATCTCGTAGGCAGCATCGAGGCCCTTCGAACTACCCGCTACCCGGAACTTCGCCGTGACCTCGCCACGATACCCGCTGTCGATCACACCGACGCAGTTCGCCATACTGAGCGGCCTGCTCGCCACACTGCTCCTCGGGAACACCAGTCCTGCATACCCTTTCGGTATTTCGAACGCCAGGCCGGTGCCATATACATAGCACCAGTCATCGCGATCCCACCTCTTACTTACCGCCACCAGGTCGAACCCGGCGTCACTGTCATAAGCCCTACGCGGAATCACCGCCTCGGGCACTATCTTTTTTACCTTGATTTCCATATTTGTTGCAAACCTACAAAAAACTTTCGAACTCAACAAATCAAATGCCATCACGCCCACCTCAGCACATACCCCTTCGCAGCCTTCTGCCGCCCATCCAGCACACGCTTCGCACTGCTGTAGTCCAGCCGCAGCGCCTCGCACGCATCCCGCAGCGTCTGGAACGTACCGACATACCCTCCGTCCTGCCGTACCACAACCACAGCCGACCCCTGCACCCGCTTCACCGGCTTCCGCTCCATCACCTCGCTCCACTCCAGATTGCAGGCCCGGTTGTCCGTCCGATCCCCGTTCTTATGCACGACATAGGGCCGCAGCTCCAGGTTCGGGATGAACGCCCGCGCCACGAGATACGCGACCTTCACCTGCTGGACGCCATCCGGCCCTGACAGACTGACATACCGTCCACGAACCAGGACCAGCTCGCAACCTCCGGACAGCACTTTGCCATCCTCAGTGACCTCGTACTTCCCGCCGAAGCCGGGAATACTCTTCTTCCTTGCAATGTTTGATGAAAAGACTACCATATTATACTTATTTTTTATCCCAGCCGCCCCTTGCTTTTTTATCCCATTTTGGCCGAAGCGCATGCAAATTTAGCGCCAAAATCGGTTTAGTGTAGCAAAATATCCACTTATTACACTAAACTGCACTACCCATCTACACTACCTGCACTAAACTCAAAATCAGGCCGTTAGAGCCACTTTTCCATCCATTTATTACACTAAACTACACTAGATGTAACCCTCTAGGACGTAGCGATTTACGACCATTTAGTGTAGATAGTGTAGGAAAAATGCCCTTTTTCCATTAATACTTGTGAAACCACTGAAAACTTTCACTCGATATTAATCTACACTCCTTCACTAAATCCACTTAACTCCTTATTATTTAATAATTTATATTAGTGTAGATATTAGTGTATATTAGTGTAATAAATAGATAAAAGCAGCGCACTTCTACACTAAGTTTTGCAACGCTCTGGGCCATAGCGACTTACATACATCCGATTATTCGCACGAAAAATCATTTTCGTAACCCCCTGAAAATCAGAAAAAAAAATTTCAGAGTCGCACCCCACGGTCTTCCGAAGTTCGCGTCCGTATGCTGGTACCCTTTGAGCGCAAAGCCCTGTCATAGAGGCTTTAAAAACACACTACGACCGTATTGCACTATTAACAGTACCCAGGAGCCCAGGCCCGAGGCCAAAAATTTGTATCGTGCACGATATAAATGGCACCGGCGCCACTGCCATTTTGTCATGACATTTTGTCAGTATCATCTGCCATTTTGTCAGTCGCTGGGTGGTGGCTGGTTCGCGTGCGTGTGTGCGTATGTACGCGCGCGCGTGTGTGTGCCCAATATAGGAGGGATCCGGCCGTTTTTTTGTCAAAAGGTGAAAAGGATTGTCAAAAGTGATGAAATTGCAAATTTTATATTTTTAGTGTTTCGCGATAAAAATGTATTGTTATTCGATATATCCTTATTGTTATTCGATAAAAAATATATGAAATTTGATATATTTTTCATTTGCAGGGGTCTTTTTTCCGGTGTACCTTTGCGGTAGCAATTGAGGGATAAGGGACGCGGGGTTCGGTTAGGGTTCTTTCTAACAAAGGGCGTATCTGTTACGCAAAGTTCTTTCACTTTTTGCTGGTGATTCCGGGCTAAGGTCTTGAGTTTCAAAAAGTTATCAATAATTTATTGATTGTTTAATGATACCAAAAGTTAATTAAACGCCTATAAATCAGTAAGTTAGCCAAAAGCGGATAATGAAAGTAGATACAATACAGATAAATGTACCTTAATAGATTACTTTGTATAATAGTCTGTTATAACTGGAATATGAAACCAAAAACCGAATAATATAGAGCGGAACGGGCTGCGAAATAGTCGAAAAGTATTTGCATTGTGGGCAAATATCCGAAGCGGAAACGGGCAACTTTCGCAAGTGTCCCAGATTCTATAAAATAGGTTGCGAATTAAAGGGAGCGGATACCGAAATAAACTATCCGCACTGATGCAAATAGTTGTATTTGTCAGTGTATGAACAAATACTAATATATTGAGCGCGAACGGACACGGATATATTAAAATTTGCAGATAGAACGAAACTAAAAACCTTAATTAAAAGTTAAGCAAGTGATGGGGCGCAAAGGGTTGAGAAATCAATGCTTTGCGTTTAAACTGACTTAGATAATCCAAAGTAATCTATTAACTATTAAAATTTTACAACCATGAAAAAAAGCACTTTCACCGCAAAGAACCTGAACGAAATCCGCAAGAGCATGAACAACGAATATCGCGGATTTAATCACTGCAAAAAGTTTGTCGTGGAGCACTGGGACGCCCTGCGCGAACTGGGCGAGACGAACAACTGCCTGCCTGAGCACTGCGAAGCGTCCTGGATGCAGGAACGCCTGAACGGGTCGAAGCACGTGCAAAATAACGTGTTCGGACGGACGAAGAAGGACGGCACGTTTGTAGCCCGAACCACGTGGACGCCCGGCGCCGTCCTGGACTACCTGCGCCGTGCCGAGGCCGTCGAATGGTCGAAGATTAACAAGACCGTCAAAGAGGCGAAGAACGGGAAATAACAACTCGACCGAGCGAGTATAAACAGGCCTCAGGCTCGGTGCGTGCCCTGCCCGCGAACGGGTGGGGCGGTGGTTAAATCGAGTGAACCATGAAAAGATTTGAAGATCGCGCAAGGGAGTTTTGCGCACTGACCGGAACGGCCTGCCCGAACGTGTCGGGCCGTCTTACTCCCGAAGAGGAACTGAGCCTAACGGCTGTAATCATGTCAAACCGCTACGGACTGCCGGTGAACGACTGCATCATGTATGTGGGCGAGGTGGTAGCATCGGACGACTGCATCGACTTCAACGACATCGACCGGTATTTCCAGGAGGAAATTATGCCTTATGAGTAAGGAGTACACGCAATTCGACTGGGCGAGCGATAGGCTGGCCCGCGAACAATTTGCCGAACTTGAGGAACGGCTTATGGACGGAATCGACAAACGAATGAGACGGAGGACTGGGCGATGATTTGGGAAGTGATAGCATACACCGGACAATGGGCGCACCGGAGAAGGTTTTTCGTCCTGCTGAGCGATGCCCGAGAATGGGCGACTGACGAGTTCGAAGAGGACGACGTAATCGAGGTCTGGCTGACGACCATCAGCACAACGACTGGAGAAATTATTGAAAACAAACCGATATTAACCAAATAAAAGAAAAGAATTATGAAAGCAACGATCACAGCCCGCGAACGGGCACAAAGAATCTATGATTCAATTTCTTCCAATCATCCCGATTGGGAGAGTGAGTTCGAGGCTTGGTTTACTAGCATTTACTTATCCGACACGCGTGCGGATGAGTATGAGGCTGCCAGGTTAGCCGCTGACCACTGCGGCGACTGGTTGGGCGGTCGGCGCCCGTGGAGCAACGACTGGGCCGGCGCCGACCCTCTTGAGGAGAGGGAACGGGCGAAAGCGCTCCGCCGCAAACGCCCTGTAAACGACCACAAAAGAGCGCGTCTCGCTTTCTACGAGACGCACGAAGAAGTGATAAAATCATTAACCAAATAGAGCCGGGGACGGGGAGTGTCCGAGAGGGCACGACCGAACAAAATGAACCATGATGTACTTTACTGTTAAGATCGAGAAAGAAAAGAGCGAGTACGTGAAAGTTTGTGCTCCCAACGTACTGGTAGCGGTTAAATGGGCTGTGGAGCACTGCACGACCGAAGGGGCGACGGTTGAGGACGTGGTGTACGTGAACAGTGAGCCGGTTGCTGTTGTGGAGGGGTAGGCGATGAAAACGATTGATTTAGTAAAGGTGGCATTGCTGATAGTGATTGCTATCGGCACGACGATCACTGCCATTGAGGCCGTCCGCATTGCACGGAACGGCTTTAGTATCGAACTGAGCATTGAGGAGGCGCAAACGGTGGCGGACGAGGTGAACAAGGCGCTTGATGCGCGTCAGGATGCCGAAGAAGACATGGAGGGCGAGTTATGATGTGGATCCTGATGATGGCCCTGGGCGGCTGGGTGTTGTCCTGGGCGGTTCGGTGGGTTGTGGGGCTGATTAGGGCGCTGCGGAAGTGAGCGAGCGCCTGGCGAGCGAAATGGTTGAGGCGGTGGATGAGTGCGGGCAGCGATGTCCGGCTCGCCACGAATGTTTAACCTTAAAAAAGCAAAAGAAATGAAAGAAGTAACAGCACCTAAGATTGTCGGCTATGAGTCGACTGACGGAACCTTTTTCAGCAACAAAGAAGAGTGCGAGAAGTACGAGAAGAGCGCACTGGGCGTATTACGAGGCCGCATCGAAGAGATCGCCATCGAGAGAACGAGCGAGTATGGTCTGTTCGAGATGGGCAGCGATGACTGCGAGGTGTTCGTGGTCATCCCGAAGAGCAAGGAAGACATCGACCTGATCAACCAGTATGCCGTCCTGATCAACGGAGACGACCAGCGTCACGTCACGGACGAAGCCATCGGTAAGATGGTGTATGTCTACACTGCATACACCGACAGCTGTTGGTTCAATAGCCTGGAGTCGTTAGTGAGCCGAATCTCTCTCGGCAAGTATACGGTAGTAGAAAAGGCCGAATAGAGCAGGCTGGGGCCGGGGACGGATTGGACGAGGGCGGCGCTGCGAAGCGCTTCCGGCCACGAATGAATTAATTAAAATAGTAGGAACAATGTCTTATAGTAATTATGACGTGGCGCACAGATTCGCCACTGGCATCGGTGAGCGGTGCAACGGAAGTAATATGTTCTTTGAGGGGAACACAATTTACTCTTACGGCCATCATTTCCCGATGGCGATAAAATTCAATGGTAGGTTGTTGTATAACGATGACACCTACAGCGTGACTACGAGCAAGCACCAGAGTATCGTTTATAGTGCGTGCAGTCAGTATGATTTTATCCACTGCGCGTCGCTGGATGGCTTTTGGCCGAACAACCCTGAGCGGTTTATCCTGCGAAACCTGAATTTATGGAGTGAGCAGGCCAAGTACATCCTGGAGGGACCGATGGTGAAAGCGCGAAAGCCGGAGAAATACCTTGCTGAAATTCTCGCGATTGTTGGCAAGGTCGAGCGGTTCTGCAAGTTCTTCAAGGTGAGCATGCCGTCCGAGTTCAAGGTGTATGCAGACACTATGGACCGTGATCGTGTCTTAAGGGTTGCGAGGGAGACTGCGAAGAAGGAGGCCGAGCGGAAGAAGGCGGCAGAGGATAAGGCTGCTGCGAAGTTTATGAACTTCGAGTGCGACGGATTCCGTGGCAATTATCAGATTGTCCGTTTCAACAGGGAGAAGAACCGTTTTGAGACGAGTCTCCACGTTGAGATACCTTTCGAGGTTGGTCGGAAGTTCTACGAGGCGCTGAAGTCTGGAGAGTTGAAGGTCGGCGACAAGTGCTTGTGGTATGAAGTCCGCAAGGTTGGCAGCGAAATCAAGGTTGGGTGCCACACTTTCAAACGGGCATGGCTGCTGAATTTCGGGAAGAATGTGTTTGCAAACGCTTAAACGAATTATGGTGAAATTAACGAATCGCGAGTGGGCTATTCTCAAGGAGATGGCCCGCTCTCTTGTGAACAACCTTGAGCCGTGTGGTGTCAGTTATTATTGGACTACCGGCACGACTCTTGTCAAGGCCGAGGTTGACCTGTTGAAGAAACTCGCTCCGGATGTCAATGGAATGAAGGCCGCCTTGATGGAGTGCGCGACCGTTACGCAGTCGCAGTACGAAACGATGCTGAGGGAATTCGGCATCGAAGGCAACCCTGCCGAGCTGGGCGAAGTTAACAGCTGGATGCTCCTCTGCGGGCCGAAGATTGTGGAGGGGTGAGTAATGGGATACATAAGAGTTGAATGGCCTTGGAGCCAGGAATGGATGTCCGAGGAGTACGAGGACGATGTGGAATACGGCTCTGAGAGCGGAGTCGTTTTCGTACCGGAGGAATTGTATAACCGAGTAAAAGGAGAATAGCATGGAAAATAAAATTTATGTATGGGCAACCGACAAGTTCCTGAGCGGATGGGGTTGCTCCGAAGGTAAGATTCACAAGCAGGTGGCCGAGTGCCCGAATTGGGATGAGGCGAACAGGATGCTGCGTGGGTTCGAGGGAGACGATTCCTACAAGAATGTAAACTGGGGCTATTCGATACCGGCCTGGTCGAGCAGCAGATACACCAAGACAGTCAGGCCGAGCAGCGAGTTTACGATTTACAAGTAGCCATGAAGAAGAAAGAGATTGCCGCCTATGTGCGGAACAATGTGGAGGACTACGAGGAGCGCCTGCAGTTGGCGCTCAAGCGGATGGACCGGATGCGCTGTCCGATGAGGATGGCTGATGACGGTTTGTATGACGAGATGTGCGATGCGGTGGAGGATTGGTGCTATGAAAACGACATCGATTTCTACGAGATTGATCTGGAGGAGTTGATTGATGAAATCATTTGGGAGGAATAGCGATGAAAACAGTTTATGCATTTGGCAAGCCAGTGCCGGCGTGGTTTCTGGCCGGGCTCTTGGCTGACGGTTGGCCGGAAGAGGCGTTGACGACCGAGAAGCTGGAAACGATGCTGGAGTATGATAGGAGGGACGAGGAATGAAAACGAGGTATGGCAAAGGATTTTTCACAAACATTAAAAAAGAGTGGTAGTTATGAATCATCTATCTAAAATTGAACTGATTGGCCGTGTAGGTGCGGTCAGGGAGTTCGTCGTAAGCAACGAGCGTCTTGTGAAATTTAGTGTTGCCGTTGACACTATGTTTAAGAATCGTGATGGTGCAGTTGCCAGCACGACCTGGTTCTCGTGCACCTATTGGGGAAACTGCACCATAGAGAGGGGTCAGGAAATTCACCTCGAAGGCCGGATGGTCGGGCAGAGTTACACTGACCAGGACGGCAATTCAAGGCAGTTTTATGAAGTTAAAGTTTATAGGATTTATTGATATGACACGGATAATAGAATGTGCAATCGGTCACATAGAAGTGACGGATGACGGAGAGTTCATCTACCACGGTGGACAGACGGACAATGGATGGTGTTTCAAGGACTACAAGTCGTGGGAAGAAGGGAATGGAATAATCTACATATCAGAGTATCAGTTGCAAGACATTGAGGACGGAATGGATGAGGCTTCGTGGACACGTGATCTTCTTGAGCAAGAGGTTTCGGAAGAACTGGAAGTCCGCGGATACCCCAAAGAAATGTGGAACAACAAGGCGTTTGTTTCCGCGCTTGCCTATTATGTTCTGACTATATGTGATTGGCAAGACCTCTCCACATATCTTGATGAACTGTTAAGTTGCGAGGACATCGAGGATATGTACTACGGAAGAGGATTTTTCAGTAACATTAAAAAGGAGTGGTAATTATGAAACCCGTCGGAACTTACAAGACGATGGACGAAATCAGGGCAGCGTTTGCGGATGCGTGCAAGCGAAACGGATGGGATTCGTCCGAAAAGAATTTCCAGGCATACCTGCACGGACTGCGTGTGATGCGATTTACTAACCTATGAGGAAGGGTTATGACGGAGAAAAGATTCAATTTAATTGGCGAGGCCATTGCTCAGGGTTTCGGTTCGCTGATTTCCGAAGAGGAGAGGAACGAATACTGGGCGATGGTCGGAAGGAAACATCGAGAATACATAAAAGCGCAGAGACAATGAAAGACAGGCTCTACGCAGTGACGAACCTGCGAACTCTCCGCGAGAACATTGCGAGTTACGCGAGATACGCGCCATACAGCTGCGACCTTTACGACAAGGTTGAGGCCGCACAGAAAGCAATTGATGAACTGATAAAGGAGATCGAGAAATGAAAGTCTATGAATGTTTGAAGAAGGGACAGGAAGTCTGGGTTCTGACCAACAAAGGGCTGAAAAAAGGAACTTACCTTCAACTATCCAGCCCTACGAAGTTTTACATCGGCCCGATTGATGGGTACAGCGATGAGTACGGAACGGTAAAGAGTTACGATTACTTCCCGGCCGATAAGGTCTTCACGACCAGGGAGGCGGCGAAGGATTTCCTGCTCTACGGCAAGCAGGAGAGACCGGCAATCGTCGAGACGCACGAGTCTAAGTTCGAGGTCGGCGACAAGGTTTACAGTTTTAGCGAAGGAGGAGGCATCCGCGAAATGACCGTCACGTCCGTTAAGTGGCGCCTTGGTCAGTGGGAGTACCACACGGACTACGGCGGATGCGCGTACTACCTCGAAAGAGGTGCTTATTTCAAGACGAAGGAACAGGCGGTCGAGGCGTATCTTAATCTGTAGAGTCATGACCCGCGAAGAAATCATCATGGCATTAAATTTGCAATATGAAGCGAAGAGAAATTCTTGAGCGCGAAGGCTGGCAGATTGTCACCTGCGCGTCGCTGAGCAACCCCGGCCCGAAGTATATGGGCAAGAGAAACGGCAGAGTGGTGGTCGCCGAGAGTATCACCGCACTTTATAAAAAGATAAAGGGATATGAATAAACAACGGAAGAAGATGATCAAGGACGGATACGACCTAATCATGCAAGCGAAGAGCCTGATTGACACGGCCATCGAAGAAGAGCAGGAGGCGTTTGACAACCTCCCGGAAAGCCTGCAATTGTCTGAGCGTGGCGAAGAGATGGAGGCGAATGTGGAGCAGCTGCAGGAGTGCAGCGACAACCTGGAGGAGGCGATCAACGCCTTGGAGGAGCAGGTATGACAGTCCTGGTCTATAGAGGCTACTCGCTCGAAGCGGTGCGGGGCGGCTACACGAGTGAAATCGACGGCAAAGTCATCAAGTTCGATACGCCGTCCATGTGGAAACAGTACATTGATTTTATCAAAAACAATTAAAAATATGGGAAAGGAAACAAGAAGAGTCGTCGCCATCAACCAGGCGACGGGTGAAAGACGCGAATTCGAAACAGTTAGTGAGTGCGCCATCTTCCTGCACACGATGAGTGCCGGTGTATCTCAGGCGCTCAACCGCAACGGTGTCTGCCTCGGATGGAGGCTGTACGACACGGAGGAATATCTGCGGAAGCGGATTGCGGAGTTACAGAAGCAGTTGGCCGATGTAGAATAGGGCTGTGTCGATGGGATTTTATTAACTATTAAAATAAGTACATTATGAAAACAAAGGAACAAATGGTAAAGCTCGGCCTCACGGAGAAGCAGGCCGACGAAGTGATGATGCTGGAATCGAAGATGCTGGAGCAGGCGGTTCGGTTTCAATTCAAGAAGAAAGACGGGTCGTTGAGGGAAGCCGTCGGCACGCTGGTACGCGAGAAGATGGTGCAGGAGGACGGAAGTGTGTGGGAGCCGGTCGGTGCGCAGAAGCCGGAGAGTCCG